CGGTTAGGCCACGCTGGCAGTATGGATATCTTGGTCTGAACATCACTAGCGTTGTATACGAAATCGGTGTAAAACGGCTGGACGGTGTACGCGACCCGTAGGCACTTCACTATGGCTGTCTTGATAAAATCTACGCCCTTAAACAAAAGAGACGCGTGGCAGGTGTATGTTACTGTGTACAACACCGCTGCTGCGGGCTTGTGAGTACCATACCAGGTGAGCCGGCTGCCTCCAGACACCACTGACAGGGCGTAATCACCTAAACCGGTTGCAGGCACATACGGAACATAAGTAACGTGGTTGGCGTCTACAACAGCAGAAACAGATGCGGCGGCACGCTCTGCGTCAAAAGTATCGTACGCACCAGTACCGCGCGCAATAGTCCGCTGGTCTACTACAGTTAAGCCATCAGTCGTGGTGCTCAAGTGGCTGCCTCGCCTGCGGCTATGGCCGCGTCGGTAATCGTGTAACGAATGTCCCCGGGATTGATAATGGATAGCAGCATTTCTTGATGCATCGGAATACCGCGTATTTCGCCTATCTTGGCGCCGGAGACCTCATACCTCTCCCCTGTTTTAACCCTAACAACAAAATCTTTATCGTGGACTTTCGGTATCCATAGCCCCCAGGTATTGAAATTCTGGTTTAACTCTAGTGCATATTTTCCGAACACGATTTGACGAACAGGAGTAGCGCTATATCTAAGTGGGGTCTCATACTTGTAGAAATACCCGCCCTGTATGCCGGTACCAAAACAATACGAGCAGCGGCTTATTTCGTCGTTCGGCGGGTCATCGTAGATATTCGGCTCTTCGCCAATACCTTTTTCTGAATCTACTATGGCGCCCTGTATCAGATCTCTTCCTAGCACCATATCAGTTCTGCGCCGACAGACGCACGCGGGCCCCGCCCATTTGCGCGCATATATCTCAAAATCTTCTCCGTCGTTTTGCATCATAGTAATGAAGTGCCGGCGTACTTCAGCAAAAGTAAACCGCATATAATCGTTGTCTATGATGATATCTGCATAGCTAGTCTCTAGCGGGTTATTGGCCCGGGAAGAATAGTCGATGGCGTTGTCTACAGAAGCTGGATCCGCCTGCACAAACACGGACGGGACCGCAGCAAAGTTGGCCTTTACCCACACCTGCGGGTATACATCAGTAGGCAGAGACTCGGAGTATTGATATGTGTACGAGACAGTGGGAGCGTTTACGGTGCCGACAGCCGCGGCGTTAGCAAAGTACAAACTGAAGCCGCTGTATACTGTGTACGATACTGCACTCGCTACTGGCGGCCACGATACTGCTACGGTGTTGTAGGCGCCTTTGGTGTGAGATACAACCACGCTCCCGGCAGAAAATATCGCAGCAACAGACCCAGTAGTGTTCAATACCTTGAATTCTGTGTCTATCGTTCCCGGCGGAGTTCCCCAAGGTAATGATGGGGAATTATACTGGGTGGGGAACCTAGAACCCATAGGGACTTACACACCCTCAATTTTGGCAACCGATAGTTCCTGAGGCCAGCACTGCTCTTCTACACCATCGGCCCAGTGAACATATACGCAGCGCTTGCTCTTTCCTACCACGGTTCCCAACCGGTTAAGCTCTAGCTTCTTAACTGATGCGCCTATGTGGATCGCCGATTCAATATCGTTAAGCAGCTCAGGCTCTTCCGCGCGGGAAATAAACTCATCGCTAGCGGGACTATCTAACACAGCAGATATCGCGCTTTTGAACATCTCGGGGCTGGCAGCTGCAGAGGCCGCGGCAGATTTCTTTAGCTCTTTGGCTTTCTCTTCTTCAGCCAGCTTGGCTTGCAAGGTTGCAGTTAGCGCCTCATCTCCTGCCGAGGCAAAGTGAGACATCGGCCGGTTCGGGCAATTGTGCTCTTCTCCGGCGGTTATGACGCTACCCTCGAACGGGCAGACAAATAGGTCTATAGGTTGCAGGTCTTCCATTTTGAAGCCATAGCGCTCCAAGTCGCAATCTTGCTCGGTGCGCCCGTCCTCGTGCCGGATAGAGCCAGTGCCCATCTCGATGTTGACAGAGCCAGTGATGCACAGTAGCTCACCTTCTGGAGAAGTAATCACATCCCCAGCAGAGGCGGCTAACCGGCGAAGAGGGTATAGTTTGTCCACCGATATGGCTATAGGAGACACAAACTGGTGCGTGTTAACTGAGCTAAGCGGGATAACCAGGCGGATGTTAGGATCTGCCTCGCTAGAGTCTATGACTATATAGTTCTCGTTATCTTCAGATACCCTGACAGGGCTACCTACACGGAAAGGCATTTTATCGCTCATAATTACTGGCTCCTCGGTTTTGCTGATATCGGCAACTGAACTCTTTTGTACGCGTTTAGCTTTTGGAATAGATGTATCTTCCTGGGGCTTAGGCGGAAGAACAGTATCCTTTACTTCATATGCAGCAGGATCGGTAGGCTTAGGAATCAAAGCGTCAGGCGCCTCTTCTTCGTGAGATATGTTGGCTTCCGCTAGTTCTTTGGCTTTGTTTGCTTCTTCTTCTATGTTTTCAAAGACAGCGTCATTAGCTAGGTTGTCGATTGCTTCTGCAAATCTAAAGTTTGCAGAAACAAAGTCAGTCAGCTTGGCGCTAAAAGCAGCTAGCGCGTCGGTTATGATCTGCTGAGCCGACAAAATCCTTGCTGCCTTGTTATTTTTTCCTGATGGATCTTGGGCTAGCGCGTTTACCTCTTCTGGCGTGGCTAGCGAAAGCCCTGCAATAGCTTTGTTGAACGCGGCCATATACCTAGGCGTCTGGTTGGCCTCAGCCTGCAAATCTAGTATAGCCTGCTGGACTTCGGCATTAACTTCTGTGGTTTCTTTGAAAAGCTGCTTCTTAGACTCTTCTGTTGATATGTCGCTTGAACCACCTGTTTTGGACACGCTGGGATTGGCTAAACGAGCTATAAGACTTACCAGGGATATTTGAGAACTGGTTACAGATAAGCTTTTGCGCATCTTGGCTAACGAGTAATCTAAATTAGCCCGGCTAATGCGCAAGTCTTTCATAACCTCAGGCAACGCTTCAAACTCAGGAGACTCCACTAAATTATCTAAGTTTTGTTTGGCCTCTGCTAGCGTTTTGGGGTGTAAGTACACGTTTGATGTGCCATACCCGGGATTTCTAGACATCTCCTCTGCCTCTGGCACTATGAGTATGCGGCTAGCCGCAATGTGAGATAGCAACAAGGAAAATACTTTGTTGCCTAGCCAGCGCGCGGTATTGTCCTCTCCGTAACCAATGGCCCAGGATGGCAACCTCGGAGATGAACTTGCCCAGAGCCTCAGCTGCTTGCTAAACTGCTCAAAACAATCCTCAAAGGCGGCGGCATCAATGCTTAGTTTGGTTATGTTCTGCCCAACTACGTTCACGTCTGCGCCCTTCTCAACGCTATCACGCTGTGTCTGCATTGCTATGCTATATGTGTTTAGTACTTTTTGCCTGTATTTCTTAAGAGCTAACTCTATGCGCTCAGTTTTTCTATCTTTTACTAGCCGGTTGGCTACTGGCTCTCTGCCTTCAGCAGATACTGGCTCAGGAACTGCCAACGCCCCGCTAAGTAGCTCAGGTATCTGAAGTTTTTTAGAAACCTTATCTAGATTGTGCATAAACACGTCAGAGACAACGCCACCTGCATTGGGTGTAGCGGTAGCTTCGGCCGCTGTCTTGGCTAACTCAGTGTCAAACTGCCATTGGCTATCTGTCTGCATTGTATCCCTCACAGTATTTTCGCACACATCGGGTCAAATTCCTCTATGTCCTCAACGTCTACCGGCACGCAGCTTAGGCCGGTGTCTTGGTTGACAGTGTAAGGCACCAACACAGCGCCGTTGTCATTATGTCCTGGTTGTATGTTCAACCCTCCGGCCGGAGGCATTGCGGCACACATAACACTAGGTTCTTGCATATCGGACACAATGTCTGATACGCAGTTACGGGCAATTTCATCAAAATTATCCGCTGATGGTTCTGTCTGGATTATGAGCACCAGACCATCGCTGCCGTCAAACATTAGCTGTGCGTTTCTAGCCGACAACGCGGACAAAATGCTGATAACCACATCGCTGGTGCAGCTGGGCAAGCTGCTGCCTTGCGCCGGGGAAAACTTGATAGCGTATAGCTCAGAATCTGGGCGAGTACAATAGCCAAAGCCCATAAGCGGCTCGTTTATGATACTAGCATCGAACTGAGACATGACTCGGCTAAATGGTCCGATAGGAGATACTAGCTTGTGCTTCAGCTGGTAGTACCCGCGAACAGGCCGTCCGGAAATATAGGTATTCAGTTGATCAGAATGCCTATCATACCAATTTCTGATATCTCTGTACGCCAACCCGTCAGGGTACAGGCTGTTAGCTGCTACGGCTATGCCACAAGATGGCTTAAACGCGTCAGCTGGAACAGAACCTAATATTATTTTCTTGGCTAGACCAGAATACTGCTCTGGAATCTCTATGTCTTCCGAAGTGTTAAGGTCGTGCAGAGAATAGCCTGATTCGCCTACAGACACAACTCTGGCAATATTGCCATATCTCTCGTTAATCGAGAGGCATACGTGCTCCCCAGGGTACAGCCTAGAAGATGCGAACCCAGAGTAGGCACAGCTTACCGCCTCTCTGACTGCCAGGTCTGAGTTGGCAGATTTTAAAAATTTATCCTTATCTACGAAAATGCTGTATTTCTCTCCGACAGAGCTAACCACTCTATCCCATTGCTCTGAATCAGTCTCGAACAGTCTACCAATGTCTTCCGCGAATTGGTCTTTGTCTACTCCAAATTTATCAGCTATTTCGTAGTAACTGTATTTTCCTTTGGCGATATTGTCAGCAGTGTTCTCGGTGGCGCCGCCAAGTATCTCAGTAGACACCTCGTCCCAGTTACCTTTGAATGCAACGGCCCTATCGTCTACATAATAGTGCGCTAGCGGCTTGGTCCACACCTTGTATGCTGGCAGGTCGTGTTTAAGCAGCCAGGCCTCTATCTCTTCCTTGCCACCTGGGAATACCGGACGAGATGAGTAAATAACCGTCTTCCAACCCATTTCTTCTATCTTCTTTAAAAACTCAATAGCACCAGGGAGTGGCTCGCCGATGCTTTTGTCTGGGCCCATCGCAGCAATGGTATTATCGAAGTCGACCGCTACCGTCTTTCTGGACGACTTAGGTTCTTCCCTGTTTTCAAGTTCTGGGGTCATTGCTGTTCCTCTCCTTTGTTTTCCAAGGTGGTACCATCGGCTTTCTTTATTTTAGGAGGGAGCTTCACGCCGGGCTTAGTCTCTATGATTTCTACGGGCGCGCTAGAGTTACCTTCTGGCTGGAGCAATGTTTTTTCTGCCAGCTTTAGCAACGCTGGCGATGTTGAAAAATACTTTTTGTATGGAGCAGAGGCAACAGACGATAACACGACTATGTTGGATAGCGCTGTGGCCGCAATGCTAGCAGAGCCAAGCGCCCAGGCTATCTTTGCGTAGGTACAGTCCTGGCTTACAGAAATCACTTTGCCTATGATAGCCGGCTCCAGACAGCTAATCACAGATCCGGAAACAAACAGGTCCTTAGTTGCTGGGCGCGTGACATCCTCTTCTGGCGCTCCGTATTTAAGCTCTTCAATGCTTACTGCGGCGGTCTTCACAACTTCCTGTCCGAATACCTTATCTAGGAAAACATTCTGCACGGACTTAAGCCACGGACGGTGTTCGTACAAAAACGCGTACTTCTTAGCTAGGGCGTCTTTCGCGGTGGTCCGGGTGGCACCCATACTTTTTAAATATTCGATAATTGGAAATGCGGATTTCAGGAACTGGGAATACGACGCGTCTACGGCAGATGCTGCGCTGCTCTGCACTGCATCGCCTAGATAACCCCAGCCCATTCCGCCCGATGGCTCCCCGTTTATGCTCCCGGGAGTTTGTGCGTCGGTGCCTGGAGTAAATGTCTCAAGCTGTGGCCCGCCGTGATTACGGTATGCAGGGGGCGTTACTTCTCTACCTTTATTAGGAATCTCGTACTCGCAGTCGTTTTTTAACCCCTTCTCTTTAGACTTGTCTGGGTTAGTTCCATCGCCAGCGTATGGGCCTACGCCTACCTCGTCTGGGTTTACTGGTGGAACTTCTCCTGTTAGCGGGTATGCTGGTATTTGCATTATTCGTCTCGGCGCTTTTTAGGGTTAATAACGTTTACGGGCAGCTCTTTTCTGATTTCCTCTTCCTCACTAGTCTGCTCTGCTACATCTTGTGCTAACTGTTTAGAGGGTGGCACAAACTGGTCGTCGTCATCTGACCCAGTGTCTTGATACCCAGAAAAATCTGCAGCGCTCTCTGGCGTTGTATCAGATGCAGCCTCGGTATCGGTTTGGTCTGTCTTAATAGAGCTTGCACCGCTCATCTTTTTCTCTACTTCGTACAGCAAACTGTTAGCCACTTTCTGCACATTCGCCAAATCGTTACGAATAGCTGTATATTCTTCTGGTAGGCTAGCATCTTTAGCTAGGCTGCTTTCGAAAAACGATAGCGTAACATATTGGTTTTTAGCTAGTCTTATTACATCGCCTACTTTGTCTGCGATTTGTTTTAGCTCCCGCAACGTAGCCTTTTCAGGCGCAAGAGCGTCTATAGCCTCGCCATACTCAGTCAACAAGTTCGAGCAGTGTTCTATAACCTTGGTAGTGGACGTGATAACACCAGATATTGTCATATCCTCTTTCGCGTCTCCTACTATCTTTGTGTTCGGCTTAAGATATAGGCTGCTGGGGATGTTGAAGTTTTTAAATTCGCCAAAAAACTGAGACACGTCTGAGCGCATATCTGCGTAGTTGGCAGCTATGTTAGCTGCTGTATCGCACAGATTCTCTACCTCTGCTTTAAGGTTAGGGAAGTACGTTTTGTATGCATCGCTATCTGCTAGCTCGTTGAACATTCTTAGACGAGCTAGGATGTAATCTTCGAACTCACGCAAAAATACTTCTTTGTTAAACGCTGACTTTTCCGGCTGGTTCACCGCCGCCGCCGCGGAGGTTATCTCGATAGATATCTCAACAGTATCCCCGGCGGATAAACCAGCTGCTGCTAGTTTAGCATCCAACTGTTCGTGCAAGCTAGTGCGGGAAGACGCAGGAAACGCCGCCAAGTGTGTCTCTATGGCGGCGTGTGACTTTTCTGCAAATCCTGCTAAGTCAGCGACTGATGTAATGCTAGCCGATCGTAAGAACGGTATCTGCATTAAAAACTCCTGATTATTCAAATATTGCTTCTAGTTCTTTGTCCTGGGCTAGCGGTTCCGGAGTGCCTGGAACTTCGCTGGCAGACGGGATCATAGGCTGAACCGCGTCCATGGGCGCTGCCGGAGGAATTACGGCGTCGCCAGCTACGGGCTTGGCTACAGGAGCAGGAGCAGCGGCATCGCTCGGCATTGCAGGCAATGGCTCCATCGTCTCCGGAATTCCAGAAAGATTGCCAGCTTCTGCCAGGCCGTGAATATCCTCAGCCAACTTCAGCATTGAAGCGAGCTTGGGGTTTTCCAGAGAGATGTTGGCGCGATTGGCGATAACAAGCAGGTTCTCTATCACCGCGGCAGCCGCGTGGCTAACCATCTGTTGATTTTCAACTGCGGAATACTTCACCCACTCTATGGAGAAAGATTTCTTGCCAAGACCCTTCTCTCCGGGGGTTATCGTCTTAGCGTCCTTCTCAGCGTGTGCAGAGACATCTGCGGTGAAATCTTTAGGCTTCTCAACTAAGCCACCGGTTCCGCCCGCTTCCATAAACTTTCCGGCAATGGCTTTCTCATCTTTGGGCTTAGGCAGCTCAGCAGAGGGGTCTGCAGTTTCGCCAGAGGGATTGGTTAGCTTGCCCTTCTCGCCATCTTCCTGCGGGACGGTGACTTTAGCATCAGCCATACCCATAGGGATTTTAGGACACTCAGGCTGTCCAGCTACTTTGGTATCGCCTTTGTCGCCTGCTTCCTGGTACTTCTTGTCCATAGAGGCGTTCTTTAAATTGTGCTGCGGCTTCTCACCAGCATCGCCCTCAGAAATAGGAGCTTTAACTCCATCAACTTTTACAGATCCGGCAGGAACCTCTGGTTTCCCGTTGTAGTTGTGTGCAGGGCCTTTCGGGCCTTCCGTGATCGGCGCTTTTGTATCAGTGCCGGCTGCAGTTGCTGACTTGAAGAAATTGATATCGAACATTTTATAGATCTCCTGTTTCTTTGGAATACACGCGTATCACTACGCTGTACATACTCATATTTAATAATTTTATATAATATTATACCGCTATTGCGGTCCGCCTGGCGTGATGTTCAGTGTTTTGCTTTGATTCTCATCTCCGAACATACGGTCATCTACTGTAGGTTGAGGAGCCGGGTTGCCCGCGTTTAGCTCCTTGCCCTTCTCGCTTAGGTCTATAACCTTGCTAGCGATGTCCGCGTTGCTGCCCTTGTGAATGTGCATATCCTGCAGGTGTTTCTTAGCCGCAGCCTCGTCGGCGTGGCTAGACAATACCTTGCCGGTCTTGTGGTCCTTTATTACCCACGGAGCTGCGTTGCCCTTGGCGTCTTTATGCCCGGGCAGATGAGCCACATACGACACTGCATGGATGCTACCAAGCCTGCGAACAAGCTGGTCGTCTATTTTAGGTATCGGCTTGGAAGTGACTTGGTTTATAGGTATCTTGCCGGATGGGTATATCTTTGGCAGTATCTTGGTCAATATTTTGTTAAGCATATACTTAGCGCCAAAGCCTACTTTTACTCCGCCTATGTCCGTAACATAGTGGTTGGGTTTATCATCGCGAGGGTCGGGCAGGTAATAATCGTACAGCATCTCGTCAAAAGCAGATGAAAAGTCAAAAACCGAAAAGTATTGCTCGCCAGCCTCGTCTATCTTTACGCCCAGACCGTGCTCGTCGGCCGCGCGCTTCACAATATGAGTACCGTCCGGAGTAGAAAATTCGTAAGCGTCAATGGTGAATTCCTTGCCTGCAAATATGTCAGTACCTAGCAATGCGTCCCCGGCGCCCTTCTTGACATAGGCTATAGTCATATGCGGGCAGTAATTAGGGTGAGAGTCCTCGTTCTTCAACTCCGATACCTCTGCGTTGAAATCCCGGAGTGCATCTGATTCTACATCCATCTTCAGCACATCGTAGTCGGGGTTTGTGTCGAACTTAGATACCTCGCGGAGCTTTACCTTAAACGGCTTGCTAGGGTATAACTTGGACACATCAGATAGCTTATCGGTTAGCAGGCCGTACTTTACTGTGATGTGCGGGGTTACTTCCCGGCCGACAATTTCATTCCCATCCGTGTAAACCATATCATCAGTGACATTCTGGTTTATCCAGGCGAGCGCCTCTGCCGCGATGTCTTTAGGCGGCCGGACCATCAGGCAGCTATAATCGTGACTGGCGGTGATATAAAAATTATTCATAAGATTGTTCCAGCAGTAATTTTAGAGTTTGCAAAGTTAAGCAACTTGGTTTTCCAGGCATCGTCAGCCAGCTCGTGTTCCCGGATAACAAGACGGGTGTAGCCTGCGGCCGAGTAGACGCGGTGTCTACCGCCCTCAGGAATGCTGCCGCTAGATTTTACCCCAGGAAAACACTTCTTACACATGTGCCAATAACACCCATTTGCATCTATAATCTTTTTAGCTCCGTCGGTAGATACAAAATCTGGGTTTAGCTTTCCGACCATTAAGGTGCCGTTTCCAGTATATCTCAAAGGTAGCCCGGCATCCTTAATAAAGTCGATTATCGATTGCTCTATGCCTGTCGGAGCTTTCCTACACGCTTGCAAAGCTTTTGCCAGCCTTTCTGGCGAGTTATACTTCTCGCTAGCCGCCATACCGCTAGCAACAGCCTGGCGTCTAGCTTCGTAGCCGTCTTTCCAAACTTTTTTGGTAAGCGCGGATAGCTTAGCTATGGCCTCCGGACGATTGAGTGCTGTTTTTATTCTCTCAATGCGCTGCGAAGAGTTGTATTCTTCACTGTTTTGCATACCTAATTTTATCGCCGCAACATGCTTTGCCTTGTTTCCGCTAGCCCACATAGCTTTAGAGGCTAGAGAGGTTAACCTCCTGGCTTCTGGAGTTTGTCTGCTAAGCGTGATCTTATTTATTCTATTTTTGTTAAAACACTCTCTTGTATGCCCAGCAAAGTCGGTACAACCACTAGCTATCTGTTGTTTGTAGTACGAATTTTTAACCTCAAATCCCTGGCCGCAGATACAACAGGTGACTTTAGTTAGGTTATTCGAACTTGATCGCATAAATTAGCCTATCAGTAATATATCAGCGCCCGAGGCTGGAGAGTACATCGAAGAGGCCGAGGACGTTGCCCACCCTGCCGCCGATACCTATAGGCAAACTCACGGTGCCGATTGCGTCTCCGCCGTAGGCAAATTCTAGCTTAGCCGGGAGGATTAGCTTGTCGTATATACCTAGCACCTTTTCTAATGTGCTATTCATTTTCTCCATCCTGTTACCGGTCATCTGCCAACCATTATCTGTGTAGCTGACATCAGTAAAACCAATGCCTAGCATATTGTTTGTAACCCCAAATATCAGCGCGCCGTACAACACCAATGGCTCCATATTCTTAGGTAAATTGAATATGTCGAACTCAGTCGCCGGCGGACGAATATTGAACGCGCTAATGCCTTGCTCTAGATATTGCCTTATTTCTTCGTCGGCCAGGCGGTTGGTCACAAACCTGGAAATGGAGTCCCGTATCTGGAACACCATACGCTTCTCTCTGGGAGATAGCGTTTTGTAGGTTAGGGCGTACTCCGACTCTACGCCTGGAACTGTGGATAGCGAAAATGTCACTACATAGTTGACTGTCTCTTTGGCTGATAAGGTTTTTTCCGTGTCCGTGTACGTGGTAGCTGGCCAGGCGGCTGTGCCTATTTTGGTATACCCAGTTGACTCGCTCCCGGAACGGTACACATTGATAGTATCGTAGGTACCGGCCGCGACAGTAGGCAGGGTCCAATTTATCTGAACATATGTGAGTATCGCCATATTATTTACCTACCAGCTTGCTCTCTACAGGCTTTGCTTTGTCTTTCTTACTAGCAGCGATGACATTGAAGATAGTCGTTATTATCCGTTTCTGCTTTTCGTCTATCGGAACTGTTTTGCTAAGTTTTGAGATAACAACAGCAGGGCGGCTGCGCACGCTCGCTTCGTCTAGCTGACTAACCCAAGACAGCTGCGAAGCTATGCCGGCGGTTACGCGATTATCAAGATTTTTAATATCTTCCACAGTTACCGGTGCGAACATTTTGTTAAACTCATCGGCCTTGCTATAGTTTCCTTTAAAAATTTCTTTAGCAAGTTCGGTGCTGCTAGGCACCGAAGGAGAAACTGGCTTTGCTACACTCTCTGCTGCGGCAGGCAATTGCGCGCTAGCTGCTTCTGGAACTCGCAGATACTTATACATATTAAGTAACTCAGACTTCATTTGAGGTGATTCAGCTTGTGGTACATTTGCCAATATGTCTTGGGCCACCTCAGCCCGAGTAGCCCCCGGACCAACTTTACGTACATTCTTAAAAATCCTATGGGTAAGGTACTTGTCCATAAGTCTTTTCGTCTCGGCTTCCCTAATTTGTGCTTCGCTACGCGCAACCGCAGGAGCCGCTGCTGGCTTGCTAGCGGGCTGGGCAACTTCAGGTTTAACTGATTTGGTCTCCGGGCTAAGTGATGAGCTGCTTGCTGGCACCGGAGCTGTCGATGGTTTTGCGGCTGGAACGCCTTCTGGCTTTCCCAGCTTGAGCTTAGACACGGCCTCAGTAGCTTTGCGTACTGCTACCTTAACCGCCTTTACAAAATTATTAGCTTGCTTCTGGTCATTCATCTTGAAGCCGGGAGATATCATTTTGCTACAGAAGCCCTCTAGGTACGTAGCTGCGTTAAGTACGGTTTGCGGTACGGTGCTGCTTAGGTCAGCCTGTGCCTGGTTGAACTTATCTAAGCTAAACTCTGTGATGTCGCGGTTATCCACCGCAAGCCCTAGCTGCTTAGCAGATGCGCGGACTGCGTTGTAGAGCTTGTCTATATCTGTAAGCGCTGCAGGATTTAAGTGGTATATCCCAGGCTTGTTAACGTAGCTACCTGCGGTCCAGTTGTTTACTTGCTGTGTCGCCTCAGAAAATCCAGTAGATGTCTCTGCACCTGTTTCCGGCTTCTTGGCGCTGCTGTGGTCACCGATTGTGCTACGGCTGATGGTTTCTAGTTGAACAAGCTGCGGCAAAACACCAGCGAACAGCCGTGTTGCGTTCTTAAACTTAGCTTGAATGTTTGGGCTGTATTCAGACATATGCAACTCAAAATCTTCTCGGGTGCTGTTTATGCTATCGTAATCCGCACGCAATCTGGCTATAGCTTCTTTATCCTTTTCTGTGATTGTCTCTGCTGTTTTATTAGGATCTTTGGTTATTTTGTGAGACATTACTCCAATATCGTGAATAATGGTAGTAATTCTGCCGATCAGAATAGTTGCATTGCTGTCTGCGACAGACAGAGACTCGGTTGCGCTTATTAGGCTTTGCAAGAAAGCTTGATAACGAGTGATAGCTTCGTCAGACATATCAGCCGCCTTAAGGTCAGCGATTCTGCTCTCAAATATTTTGTTAAATTTATCTAAGCTTTTTTGTATAGCGTCGCGCGGGTCTTCCCCTTCTTTGGCGGCAACGTATTCAAACGCTTGAAGAATTTCGGCTCCGATACGCTTAACCACGGGCTTGTCACTAGGATCTACTTCGGCCGATCCGAAAAATCCCTCAATTTTGCTAGCTAAATCAGATAGCCAACCAGATGTCCTAAGCAACTCGACTTTAACTGTATGTATGTTCGCCAGTATCTCAGCGTCCAGCACCGGGTAATTAGCTAGGTTAGCGTGCTTCATCAGAATAAAATCTTTGCACTCCGCGACTAACTCTGCGTCTGTTTTGGTAAAATTGTCCAAGTGAATAATGGCAGCAGCGCAAGTTCGGATTTGGTTATCAGCGTCTACAAAGTTCATATCCTCTCCATATCGGGCCCGGGGATTTAACCCGGGCCCGGTCAGGTTATCGTTTTTCTACAATCACTACAGGTATGGCAAAGGTACCATTCTCAGTTTTTACCAAGGGTATCTTCGTCCACATCTCTGTCTCTGGATCCCAACCCATCAGGTGGGACCTGGCTGCCTTTCTGTCCTTCTCTTTATCTGGCAGCACTCCGGATTTGTGGATAGTGAGCACTTTGGTTATTGGCGTAGCGTCCTTACCGCCTAGTATGACCGTTAGCTCAATGTCCTGGAACGGGTCTATATTACTCTCACTCTGCTTTATGATGCACAGAATGGACGGCTCGGTAATGCCGCGGGTTTCAGTACCTACGGGCGTTAGTACCGCGCGCAGGCCTTTACCTTCGTGCATTATCGTGACATTTTTTAGCTGGTCTGGCGATAGGCCTTTGCTGGCCCAAGCAAGAACCAAGTCCTCGTCCGCCCGGTGGTAGACGCGCATCTTTGTTCTAGGAGCGTTGTCTTCCATTGTTATGCTCCTTTGGCTGCGTCTATCTCGGTCATCCTATCGGAAATACATTCCAGCAGGTTGGTATCGCCCTCAAACTTAGCAATGGCGTCTAGCGTGGTGGCGTCATTGCACTTCAGTACATATAGCTTTCTTTGTATAAAAGGACGAGTCAGCCAGGTCTTCATTAGCTCAGTGGCATCCACAGGAATAGCTGCGGGAGCCGGCGCCTGCTTCGGCAACTTGTTGATGGCTGCTTCCATCTTGGCAGCGCCTTCTTTAATTATATCTCCGGTAGTCTTCTCTGCTGCAAAGCCTTTGCGGGATTTGGCTATGATAGTGCTAGCATCCTCGCCAGCAACACCGCCATCTGTCGTAAGATCTCCCAGCTGGAAGCCAGTAGATTTGTCCGACATAACTACCTCGGTGTTCTCCAACGCCTCTCTAACTCCGGGCTTGGGCTTTCCGTCCGACTGGTACTGCGCGATGAGCTTTTCTTTCGGGGTGTCCACTAGGTCGCGATAGAACGGCTGGGCTACCGCGCCGGTCTTGGGCTTGTTAGGGTTGGCGATAACCACGCCCTCTGCCTTTTCGTTAGCGCCGGGCAGCTCTTCGATACAGCCAGCTACTTTAGATGTGACTACGCCCGTGTTGTCAATTTCGTCCAAGGAAACCATTGGGTCTACTTCTTTCAGAATGCCAGCAGCGACAAACTCTGTGACAGAAGCTGGCACCACGCCGTCCTGCAGCGTGATCCTACCACCGTTTGCGCCGACCATTACGTTGCGCTCCGGCACGATGACTGCAAAGGACTTTACGTTTTTGAAAGCCCTAGTTTTTTGTTCGGTGTTTTCCATTGTGTTACTCCTTTGTGTTTTGTTTTATTTTATTACAGGAGCTTCTAGTGAATCTCCCGTTACAACCGGTTCTACTTCCATCGGCACTTCCCTAGCCAGGCCTTCCCAGCTATTCCCTGCCAATTCTTGCGCGTCTTTGGATTCTTGCTCAGCTTTTTCTACCTTTCTCGGTAGGGCTTTCTCTACCTCAGAGGTAAAGGTGCTGACGAATATATTTTTGGCATTGCTCTTCTGGCCCTCGTCTACAAGACGAGATAGCTCTATTTCTATGGCTTTGCTCTGCGCGCTCTCTGCTTCTTCCGCCAGCACTAATACGGCTTCCTGAAGAGCCTTGTCTTTCAGGTCCTTGCCACTCTGATACAGCGCAGTCAACGTCGCCCACTTCTCTGAGTCTTTAATAATATTCTTGGCAGCGCCGCTAGCGAGTGTCTTTATTTTATTAGACACCTCTTTGAACGCGTCCTCGGCCGATACCTCGCTGGCAACCGGTAGGGGGGCCTCTGCTAGCTCTGCAGCAATGCGATTAAGCTCGGTAAGTCCGGCGGCATCCACAGTAACGAACGCCTGCACCGGCAAGCCCAAGTTAGCTCTAACCTCTAGAATGTCTTCCGGATGCATCGTCCTAGTGTAGTTAAGCAACTTCTCTTCTTGCATCTCTGGAGAGTCGTGCCACAGCTCCTCGACAACCGGCGCAACTGTAGGAGATAGCAACATGCCGCGCTCTCTAGGAGACGGAGTGGCTATTGCCTCTTTCGTGAATTCCCAGCTCGGCTTCTCAACCGGCTTGGGGGTTTCTCTCTTCAAAAAATTCCAGTTCATAGCAGCTTTCTCCAGTTTATTTTCCATTTTGTCCAGCTCGGTATAGTACTCGCTTGTTATCTCTCCGCCTTCCGTCTTTCCGTGCTCGAAGATGTGGTCAGCCGCGATTCTATCAGGATTGGCAGCATCCCCGTGCTCTTTTGTTTCTACTTTGGTGCCCTTGTCTAAAACCTTCGGGTCAAACTTCTCCAAGGGTATTCCGTCGGACACGCCTTCGCACGCTGTTTTTATAAAATCCCAGCTCACTATAGCCTCATTCCGGTAAGTATCGGCGATTGCTCTGCAATCCCGTAAGTGTCCACCTCAGGCAGCTTCAATTGTCCTGACGGGAAAGTGTTCTGGCTCGGGTCAGACGTGTACGCAATGGTCATAAGACCCATCGTAACCACCGTGTTCAGCTCAGAGTAGGCTACCTTGAAGAAACCCTTCTCTCCCCAGTCCTCGCCCCAGCTGTTCTTTAATATAAAGCATTTCTCTGCGTCGTCATATCCAACTAGCAGTATGGCGTGCCCGCCTAGCTTCTTGCCAGTGGTGTATGAGTACACACCTGATTTGTAGTGCATGAGATCTTCGTAAACCCACAGAGCCGTGGGAAGAGGTCCATATTGTACCAGGGCTTCTTTTATGGCGTTCAGGGACTTAGGCACTGAACCCCAGGTGTTGATCTTGAAAGAAGCCGTTTGCCAGCCTTCCTTAACATCTTCACAAGCACCGTTCTGCGCAGAGTATGGGTAAAACTTTTCTGGCGGGATACCAACATTACGGATGAAGTCACCGTCTAGCGTTCCGCCGTCACAAGAACCTATGCCGCTGCAGGAGACCATCACCTGCTCAGATAGGTCCACGTTCTTGGTAACGCCCGGCGCGCGCATCACATAAGACTCTAGCGCGGCCGTTAAAGCAAAAGCCCAGCAGGAGCCGCACTGGCCCTGGTCAGCTACGTTAGACACAGCGCCTTTGGCGCGCCAGTCAATGCTGGCCGGTACGCTAACGCGCGTCTTTGAGAGCTTCAGGGGCGGCACGTTCAGCATCTGGAAGCCAATACCGACGCGGCGGCGCTTCTGGTCGATGGGCAGCTTAGACAGCGAGGTCTCGCCGGCCACCCACTTTGCGCCCTTTTCCTTAATTGCTTTCTGTACTGCTGCGATCTGGCTATTTACGGTCTGCTGGCTCAGGTCCTTACTAAACGCCGGTCCTGAAAACAAGAACATCAGTGCTATGGTGATGGGTAGCTTCATTGCGTTCTCCTGCGAGATATGCGTCTCTCAACCGTTTCCAACCGGTCAGTTAGCTTGTCAATTTCGGCCCTCAGTACTTTTTGCTCTGCGGTAAGCGTAGCTACGTCTTTTGGAAGATTGTAATACCTAACTATGACCGCGGAGGTACCAACAATAAAAGCCAAGATAACGCCGATGGCTTTTACTTTGTCTGCTACTGTTTCTAGTGATAGCCTCATCAGAAGTCCATTCCTTTCTTCTTATCGTTAGCCATATCGAATAGCGGTATCGTTCGGTATAACTCTATGGCTCTGTCCTTCACCTGCTGAAACTCGTTTGGCACAATTTCGTCGTCCATTACGTAACGGGCAAGCGCTTCTACTTCGAACATACTCCTGCACTGAGATAGCAACTTCCAGATATGCTCTATGATCTCAGGCGTTAACATACACTCTACGCCAGCTTCTGCGTGCAGCCGCAGCATCGTTGCCGTCCACTTTTCAAAGTCTCGGGCGAATGCGGCAACAGCGGCCTTGGTGCTAGCGTCAACACCATCCATCATCCAGTGCAATTTGTTATCTGTTGAAAAATTTGGGAGGTTGTCGTCGGTAGGTTCTTCCTTCTTTAACGACAATTCGCCCGCAGCGGTCACTGGGGCGTCAAATACTGCGGCTGCTTCTTTTTTCCAGTCTTCTGTGTTTTCCATTGTTTTATCCTTGTTGTTGTTGTAAACCTGCGCCGGGTGTACAACCCGGCACAGGTTTTACAATTGATTCCCTATCGCTTAGGACAGTGGATAGCGAGCAGGCATCTGCAGGCTTCCCCATGTCAGCTTCGCGGCGGAAATACCACCAGTGTTGTGCAGACCGAAGCCAACCATTTCCCATCCGGAGATGATGTAACGATTGTCAACTGGCCAGTCAATCACTTTTACCTCAACGCTCTTGCGTTCTACTTATGTTAACTGCATATCGCCATGCAGGTCAGACTGTAACACCACCCGTTAGGGTGCTTGACGTTCAGTCGTTGTAGAGATCAAATCATTTCTTTTCATATAATCATGGCCAATCTTAGCTACTATTTCTTCTTTGGTCATGCCCTTATTCCAAGGTTTCTTAAAGTTCAAACTTGCGTACTCTTTAAGCCGCTCTGCTTTTCTTCGAGTTCTCAAGTTTAACCGAGATTTCACAGCGTCCTGTAATACTAAGTTGTAGAAGTATTCTGGCTTAACCCGGTCTGCTCTAACTATTGTATGTAGCTTTCCGTGCCTTACTCCTACTTGCTCTAGCCGGGAGACAACCCCGTTTAACAGATCTAGATTAGTATTACAAACTCCCATCCCGTATGTATGCCCGTATGCACAAGTTTTTTTGGTAGACTTTTTAACCCAGCCCTCTGCGTCTATAAAACCCTCGCATAGGTTCTTGGTTATTTCTGAGTTGGTAACTGGAATCACGTCTGGGACTATCGCCTTATTCTTGGTTATATCCTTCAACCAGGAACAAAACTCCGGACAGTGAAACTCGTAAACCCAACCATTAGCGCCTTTGCCGTTAAACCCTTTGTTGTATTGCCTGGGCTTAACTTCAGGGGTAGGACCGACAAAGCTTTCACAGTAGCATTTTATGCAGTCTGTCAGCTCTTTGTCTATGCTGAACAAGCCAAACCCACCTCGCTTGGACGCCCATCCGTCTCCCAAATATACGCCTAGTACATAGGCCAGCCTTGGTGTAATTTTTCCGAAACGAAATACTCTTTTTTCCATGATTTAATCTCCTGCGAATTTTCCGCACTTATGCGTTATTCCACTCTGGGAGCATAAGATACTCGGATTTTTCCGCATCAGTCAAGTTATTCACTGCAATATTTCTATCACAGGCCCCGAACGCTTACTCAGGGATACGACCCAGCTTATCCAATTTGTTACTCGATTGCTCGAGGATTAGGCATTTCTGCTAATCTCTATACGTTACCGTATAGTTCGGACTATGTCATTATCTCAGTTGAGATATTCAGTCTATAGTCTCTGAACCTTCCTCTTTCAAGGCTTGGCTGCAAATTGTCCTATATTTATTATACAAAATTTTTCTATATAAGTATAGGGTGTCCTTGCAATTTACTGAATGTTAACGGACGAATCGCTCCGTCCGGGCCCGATATGTTCAGGCGTGGTCGTGTGGTAGAACCTGCGGGGGTTTACCCTCGTGGACAGCATCTGGCGAACACCAAATCACTTTGTTACACCGCTATCGCGGGGATAGGTCATTTCTGCCTATCTCTCGATATCTCTATCGAGGTCAGACTATATCTTCATCCTAGTTACCTAGGAGCTTCACGTGTAGTCGTTGAGGCGCCCCTTGCGGGTTGCCTGCTGATTGTCCAATCTCTAACATTTTTACCGTTCTAGGTAGTTAGAGCTCTAAGGAGTTTCCAGCATATAGTGAAGTATCTAGTACGCTTACGCGTATCTGAGCCATTTTCATAGCACGCCGAACTGGCCAGTTTCTATAATTACGTTTAGAGAAGCCTGGTCAATGTCTGCTTGTCCGAAGCTGAGGATACCACTGGCATAGCGCATCGGGTGCGTTACAAAAGCGCCCGGAGTCAGGCCGTTCGAGAGCAGCATTCCATAGATAGACAGGATGTTGGCTTTCGAGAGCTCGGCTGTGCTATTGGTCACGGTCTGGTCATAACCCGCGGCAATAGACTGCGTTAGACCATCTTCCAGCAGGGTCAGTATCTGATCGTCTTCTTTGATCGCCATGGAAATAGCCACGCGTTCTTTCATACGATCGAATACTGGGAAGCGCCTGATCGGCAGCTCTTCATAATGCAGGCTCGATTTAACTGTGATCGAGTATGTATTGATGAGGATACGACGGAAGTTTCCTTCCATCATCGGGGGAGTACCCCGGGCACCGATTGCTACGGCCATTATTGTTAACTGCATATGTCTATGCAGATCAGACTATATCATCACTTTGCAGTGTTTCGCGTGTAGTCGTTGAGGCGCCCCTTGCGGGTTGCCTGCTGATTGTCTCCGTGTATCTAAGATTTTCACTGTTTCCAGTACTTAGATCTTTTGAAGATGTTCCAGCATATAGCGAAATTTTCCAGTTTATTGCAACTGGCCCCGTCCGTAGTGTTCAGGGAATTCTGGCATCAATTATCTCAATTAGATTTCTCTAACTGTTGGACTGTCTCTTCACCCTTCGTGGGGGCGTGGCATACAGTCTCTGGGGGATTTCCGTTGAGCTTCGTTTCTCGTAGTTGTTTAAGCTTTTCTTGTTTTCTATGTATTTTAAAGTCTACGCCGTGCTGGGCGTAACTTTTAGGTGTTATCCTATAATCATAGTAGTACTTCTTTCGCTTAATTAACCACGGTCCATTTACTACACATTTTTCATTTCTTAGAATATCCGCCACTTCGTGGATCCACGCATATATTCCGCCAAATCCTACATTCCAATTATCCCTTCCGGATTTGCGTCTATTGTTACAGATGAATCCATCACTATCTAGAAATCCAGATAAGAATTCTTTTAGAATTGGATTACCTGGCGTTCTGTCAATCTCTCGCGGTATTCTTGTTTTACACGCCGTTATGTTCATCATCCAGCTCGCGAAATCTCCACTAGAAAATACAAATTTGTATACAGGGCTAGAATTCTTACTAGAGTATACATACCTGTGTACTTCTGGGACGGTTTCGTTTACTAGCTTTTGGCATAGCGACCGAGTATATTCTACAAACTCTTGGTCTATAGCCTGCAAAACAAACCATAACGATTGTTTGTTTGCAACTATGGAGCCGTCTCCTAAATAAACACCAATTAGGTAGGCCAGCTCAGGAGTCATTGTAGTATACTCCCATCTAAACTTCCAACGGTACTTCCGTGCTGATTGTCCAATCTCTAACATTTTCGCCTCCTTTGGCAGTTAGAGCTCTAAGGAGTTTCCAGCAGCAGCCACGGTTTTCAACACAGATTGCTCTGTGAAGTGACAAGCCATTTATCAAGGTCATACGCCGGACACTGTGTTACTACCTAGTCTACTTCTCTAGGCGCTTTGGAGTTTCTTCCAAAGTCTGCATATTTCTATGCAGGTCGGACTATACCTTCTCTTCTTTTGAAGAGCTCACCGTATTTGCATAGTTACCTATGCAAAATTTAGTCTCTGAGGGCGATATCGCCCTGCTGATTGTCCAATCCACAAGATTGTCACCGTTTCCGGTACCTGTGGCTCTAAGGATTTTCCAGCATTTGAGTGAGTTACGAGACTCGTATAAATCTCGCCCTGCGGCAGTACGTCAGTCAGCAGCAGCTTGCGGCCGATGGAGACGTAGTCACAGCGGTCCTTTAACGGGCCCTGTAACGCGAACGACAGCCTGGAGAAACCGGCGCCTGGCGTTTTCAGAATGTTCTGGAAACGAAGCTCCTGCATCTCACCACGGAGAGGAGCTTCCTCGCCGCTGGCTATGCGTTTCAGCATTTCTGCCTTTTTTGCTTCCTTCTTGAGAAGAGCACGAGCACCGCGCTCGCACACATCTCCCCTTCTGTTTGTGGTTTCCTCGTATTGAGGGGCCCACGCTTCCGCGAAAGACTTCGCATTACCTAACATCATACTATGTTCCTATACAACCCTACTATACCTATAGTAGGTCAGTTGGTTCGCTTGCTTTCGTTTCGGCTTGGACCGAAATTGTCAAATATCAATGCCGGTACAACTATTTATTCCGGCTTACAGCAAAAATCTTAAATATCCTGGGGCGGGTTAGACCCGCCCCAGGGTTAGAACAATCTTACAACACCGGCTGGAGTTTCATTTCCAGCACAGGGGTCACAGCTGAGCTCCAGAAGTTCGTCACGATACCGTGGCGGGTGTTCTGGTTGTTGCTGCCATCCAGCGTGCGGGTGATCTTACCGAAGTCCGCAGCCGGGGTGCCAGCGCTGTTAACGCCCAGGTCAACATACAGCGCATCCATTGCGACAAACGAATCGGTCGTAACGAAGGCCGATACGCGCACAACGGAGCCATCTGACTGTGCGAAATGGTTCGGGAACAGGGTCACGCCCTCTCCGGAAACCACACAAACGCCCTTTCCGCCACCGTAGGTGCCGTCAGAAGCGTTGGTTTCATTCTTGTAGGCGTTGCAGTTGAACTTTGCAAGACCATGCAGGGGAATGTTACAAGCAGCCGCGCTACCAAGCTCGGTGAACAGCTCGACGTAGGACGCTATGCTAGAGTCCTCATCGGTTCCGAATTTGTGCAGCGACATCGGGCTACCACCATAGATATCAAGGTCAGTAGTCTGAACTGCCCTTGGTTCCATGTCCTCGCGGGCACTGTCACAGTTAATGCCCAGCTCACGTCCGTAAAAATTACGTATTCTCATTACTTCCTCCTGAACCTATAGGTTAATCCCAATTCTGGCTAAGCCAGGTAACATCATCGTCTGCGCCGCTGTTCGGTTTAACGAACGGCTGCGGAATGACTGACGCGCTCTTTTTCCCTAGTCCGCCCAGTCCGCCGAACGCACCAGCAGCTGGTTTAGGGGCCGGCAATGCCGGAGGAGTCGCGCCCTTTGGTTTAGATGAATCCCCAAATAAGTCGCCAACATCATCTGACTCAGAAGATTTTCCTAGCATCCCGATCAGAGCGCTGACATGCGGCAAGCTCTTGGCGTCAATCTTGGAAAGATGACCGATAGCAACCTTTTCATCTTTCTCAGATATCAGCTTTTTAGAAACGAGCTCGTCAACGATAGAGTCAAGCTTCTCGGAAGTCTGGCTCTTCTCGTCTTTTTCCTTCAGGTCACCCAGCTCTTTGTGGGCTACTTCGGTGTCGGCCTTGGCCTTATCAGCCTCTGCCTTCATCTCTTCTGCGGCTTTCCTAGCATCCAGAGCGGCCTTTTTATAGACAGCTATCTGGTCGCGCAGCTTGGCAACTTCGATAGCGTCGTTAATAGACGACTTCGGATTCAGTGCATTGGTAACGGTCTCATTACCTGCGCCAGAAAAAGCTTTCTGGTAGTACTTGCCTACAACGCTCTTGTTGGTGGAACCAGTCAGGGGAACTTCAACAGCCCCTTTGGTGTCCAGAGCAACGAGAGGATCGCTACCACTACCGAACGAGGCAGGTTTTGACTCTGCGGTGTTCAGCGCGTATAGCGGTGCGCCTTGGTTCGACGCGGCCGTACGGGTCAGCGTGTGTGCCTTGGTTTCCATATCTGTCATAGCCTGGTCAAACAGCTCAAGAGAATTTACGCCCTGACGATTGAGTTCTTCTACTATCTCGCTCGGGGACACAATGTTCTCAGGCGCCTTGCCAGTGCTCTTAATGCTAGCCAGTATGGCAGTTTGAACGCTTGCCGGTATAACCTTGTCCATTCTCCGAGCTCTTATCTCATCGCCGGACTGCGCAACAAAATAGGATTCGCTGAAACCTTTCTCACGGTTAAGGATATACGATATCCTGAACGCGGGGGCAGCGACTGCCGCCACTTTAGGGGCCTCAGTTGTATTCGGTTCTGTGGTTGGGGTATTACCGGGGATTTCTGATTTTACTTCGTTCTTATCCTTCATCAGCTCCTCCAGTGTATTATCTTCTGTGGGTTGTGTTGCAGTTAAATCTGTTGGCTGCGTTGCTTTTAGCTCTGCTACTTCTTTTGTGAGCTCTTCTACGGTTTTCTTCAAACCCTCTACTTCCTCTTTGTTGGTGGTCTCTTCTATAACCGGCAGCTCTCCTCCGGCTACTGGCACATCAGCAGCAGAGGTACCTACCTCGTTCTGTGCGACTACCGGCGCTACGTCAGTTGCGGCCTTCTTGCTAATACCTTTAAAAAATGTTACAAGTCCCATTATTTTTCCACCTCTCCGTAAAAGCTCCAAGTCTCACCATTCATTATTCTGCTGGACAACGCTAACCGGTCTTCTGCCGGCCACTTAGAAAAATCCTCGGTCAAAATAACAACAGGATTTTCCTTTACTGATGCTGTAGCAGGGGCTAGATCCAGAGAAACTCCGGGGAGAACTTGCTTTATCTCTTCCCTGGCTCTGTCCACTTCCTCAGCCAGATAGGGCTGCATCGACTCCCTGAGACCTTTAGTAAGGGCCTGGGACATCTCGGATAGGTGCTTGCGCGTCTCTTCCGTCATCATACGCTGCAGGCTATCCTTCATATACTTAGCGCCTAGCTCCTTAACAAGGTTAGGCATGTTTGACAGAAAGTCCTGGTAATCCTGAACGGTCTTTCCACCTTTCTTGGGCTTCTCTTCCGCCTTGGGAGCAGCTGCCTGAGCCGGTGCCGCAGCTGCAGCAACATCAGCTACCTTCTGTGCGGCTGGCTCTGCGACTGCGCTAGCCATTTCGCTGACAAGATCTTCAGCTTTGGGTGCTGGTTTTGTATCTGCCATTCTGGTATGTCCTCCGGATTTTGCACTCTGACGCTCCGATAATGCGGACGAGTACCGGGTAAGGTGCTCAGTCAGCGTAGGATCCAGGCCAGCGTCTACTGATGCATAAATTTCCAAAACTTTAGCGGTGGGGTCTGCAGGAACATAAACAAACGAGTCCTCGATAAAGGTAAGCCCGTAGTTGTATTCAAAGCAGGGTTGGCCGTCCACCAGACGCCCCTTGGCGTACTTTATGTTCTCAGGGTGGGTATGCTCACACAGCTCGTCTTTGTTGTGGGCGAGCGTGTTGCAGATGGAACAGCGAGCGGACTTAGCTATAACGCCCATGCTGGTGCTGGCCATCCGGCCAGTCTCGATGTCCTCTAGCAGGCCGGGGCGCTTCTCTTTGCACGCCTTGCGGTGCACTGCGCCAAGCAGCTCCACATAACGGTCTGTGTAATTGTCATCGTTAAAATAGACGGGGGTGTATGACGCAGCTAATATGATGCCAAAAGCTTTGTCGGGATTTTCGCTATCGTGGTTGAAGTATACACCCTTACCTACAAAAGTATTGTACGCTTTCTTGAGCTCGTCGTGGTCAAACCAGTCGCCGTTGATGTTAACCACATTGGCGGTAAGGGCACGCGCGCGGTAATACAGGAAATCTTCAGTGTTGTAGTCAAACTCTTCCGGGTTTAAAAAAGGAGAGACCGACATATTCGCGCCGGCGCTCACCAATTTCTGCCACTCCTGGCTCAAGCTCTTAAGCTTGGCCCGGCTTTCGTATACATTGGTAATAGCTACTTTTGAGCCTTGTCTGAAGAACATTTCTTGCATTCCTCACATAGAAAATTGTTCGATGCTACTTTCGCTTTTCCCGTCTTAGCATCTGTTTTAGCCTGCTCGGGACTAAGCGGACCGCCGCACTTTGCGCAACGAGTCAGTACTGTTATTTGTGTTGGAGTGCCTTTTCTAAAAAACATATTATCACCTATATGTGTGTGCTGGTAAACCCATTGCTAGTGTCTATTACTGCGCAGCCAGAACTTGGGTCCCCCTGTATGTTCACATCGCCCTTCAGAGGCCCTACATTACTCTCCTGATTTTGCCCGTGCCCAAAGGGCTGAGCCTTAGCGTCTTTGTCTAGTGCGTCCACAATAACAGGCAACCGCTTCTTTTTCTTATCGGCGGCTGCCTCGACTCCTTCTGGAAAACTAAGACTTAGGACAATTTCTTTTTTCAAGAGTTCCTCTATATTTAATAATTTTATATAATATTATACCGGACTATATGATAGGGGCTCCCTCGCCCTTCGGCGCCGGTAGCTCTCCCGACTCTGTTAGCTTGTCGCGCGGAGACATAACCTCTTCTGGTATTATGGCTGGCTTTTTGGCTTTATCTTCCTCAGGAAGCGGAGGCCGGCCTGCCCCGCCACCAGATGGAAGACCTAGATCTCCCAGGCTGCCAGCTAAACCACCAGCAGCACCAGCGCCACCCGCTCCGCCAGTATACGGCTTTTTGGCCGTAGCGGGCTTCTGGGTCTCTGGCACGCTAGTCGGCAAGTCTAGCTCTTCCATTTTGCTCCCGCGCAGTATTTGATTGCGGGTGCGAATATCGTTAACTAGGCCTTTGCGAGCATCTCTAAACACAGGGTCAGCAGGGGTGCCTTGCTCGTCGTTAAGCTGCTGTGAGTTTGTTTCGGGGTCTATGCCTAGGTTGTCCATTATGGCTTTGTTGGATAGCTCGCCGGCTGTGCGGATCTTCCACAGGAATTCACGCTCGGCGGCGTTGGACACGAGGTTGCTAGGACGCCAGAGAAGCCGGGGAACGATATAGCGCTTTATTTCTGGTATCTGCACCTGCTCTTCGGTAGCGTTGGTGGCCGTAGAAACGGCGCGCTCTGCGATGTAGCCACGCTTCGCAGCGATAGGCAGGTATACTGAGCGCTGTATGAGCTTGTTGACTGTGGCGCGTTGCAACATATACCTATGCATTATTAGCTTTATGTTGATAGAGTCCTTGGCGTACGCGTTAGCTTCTGCAAACATCGACTCAGTAGCTCCAAGACCCATCAGTATTCTTTTCTGCGTCCACTCAAAGTATTTCAGCAGGTCTTCGTGGTTGGCAGATAAATTCTTTATCTCCATCTCCAGGAAGGAATGGTAAAGTATGTCGGCGTCCGGGTCGTTCTTTAGCATTGCGATATTCTGCTTTAGCACATCGAAATGCTTTTTGGACGGCAGCCAGTTCTGCTCTTTGCTACCTATCTTCCATATCTTGATAGGGAACATAGTTCTATCTACCATAGCCAGCATAGCCATATACAGCTTGTCTTCAAGCAGCAGATAGCGAAGGGCGCCTTTCAGCGGCGAGTCGCCACGGAGTATATAGCCCTCTGTTTTGTTCGGATAGTAGATGATGCAATTGGCATCCATATTCCAGGGCACATTGTTCATCAAAGACTCTTTGTACTCCGAGTCCATACCTTCTATTTCTGCCTGGTCTTCTGGCTTGCCAGAACTTAGCTTCTTGCGTAAATCTTCGTCAGGCTTCAGCTGGTAGATGCTGCCACCGCCCATCTGTGCGTTGTGTATTTCAACATTTTCCGGAGGCAGATGTATAAACTCAGACCACTCTAGGTCTATCGGATCGAACACTCCGAAATGCACGCTCTCTCCCAGCAACTCGTAGTCATGGGACATCTGCGTAATGGTCTTGAGCAGCTCTGCGCGCTCACCTAGGTCCGCGTAGTAATCTTCCAAACGCTTTGACTCACACCGTATTTCCGCATCGCCAAATGGAAATGTGGAGTGCAGTGTGATGATGTTTTTTACGATTGGATTGTAGGTAAAGTAGTGCCGCAGGCGCCGGTACAGCTCCTTAAGGTTTTCCTTCGGGAACATCAACAGGACAGGGTCGAACAGCGGGTCTACATACAGCAGCGGGGCGCGCGTGATGCCATCGCCGGTATCCCCGAAAATGCTAGCTGTTTTTCTCATAGCAGCGACCGTCTCGGAAGCGGCAGTGCCGCCCCCGGCCGATATCACTGTGGGAAAGCTTGCTGAAGCGTTGGCCTTCCTGGCAAACCCAGACAGCTCTTCTTTATTAGTTGACATTTATGATATCCTACTTATTGTTCGAAATATCTCCGCAATCCGTGAAGTACTTGTTGAGCCCGTCCTCATCCAGCGCGTATTTGCGCTTAGTAGTGACGCCTTTGATAGTGCCATCAGTCTGGTACTTGCCGTCTATAAGCAGGAAAGCAAGCAAGCCAAGCCGGGGAGTATCGGAAGCAGCTGCTGCAGTAATCTTGAGCAGCACCAAAAACTGTCCCGAGCTGCGTAAGTATTCAACCGGACGACGACCGCCGATGTCCACATTCTCTAGTAGCTCCTTGGGTATGTCCATCCTGGCATATTTGAATTTGAACACAGACAGGAAGTACTGGCCATTAAGACTCTCGTTCTTTTTGTCTATGTAGTACTCAACTGACCGTATGGAGTCTGATAGCGACGGAACCGCGTCTTGGGACTCATTGTCCAGGTATTGATCCGCAGTGTTCTCTTTCAGCTCTTTGTCCACTGAGGTGTTCTGTAGCTCCCTGTCCATAGCGGCAAAAGCATCAGCAACTGCAGAGTCCGGAGATGTTCCCTCAATGCCTGCAGCCGGAGATTCTACCTTAGCCTTATCCGCCTTTCTGTGCAGAATGGCAGATAGGTGCTTGTAATCTTCGGCGGATATCTCGTTGTTTGTGTATGCCTCATTGACGTGGGCCATCTTTTTCTCTAAGGGCTCAGCTGCTCCGAACTCCTCTAGAAACTCTAGAATAAGCCCGGCCTCGTCGCTCAGGCCTGCCTTTATCTCTATGTTGCCAAGACCCGGGTCGTTGAACTGCAGGTAGTCGTCGTCCTTGCGTATTTTGGACTTCTTCAGGCTTAGCGGAGCGTTCACTTCCTTATAGTCCTTGGTGTTCTTCTGGCAGAACTCTCGGGCAGACTCAAGGTCGTCACAGCGCTTCACTTCTTCGCGCTTCATATCTCCGCTCTGTCCAAACACGGAGTAGCCGTTTATCCACGGCATAACGAAAAGATAATCGTGCTCTTTTTTCTTGGAAGTTCCCCAGCCCAGGTTAACTTGAGGAATTGACGATGGCGTCATCCTAGCATCTTGGTTCTGTTTGTCGATGTCTTCTACGCTGATGCCAGTAAGGTTCTTGAATTGCTCCCGTATGGCTTTCTGCGGGTAGCCGTGGTGCATTAGCGTGGTTTCTATGTGCGTGTACGGAAACAAGCCGGTGGATAGCATCACGCGCAGCTTTGTGGCTAGCTCCAGCATTTCCTCTTTGGTGCCTGTTCCAGCGTACTGGGTGCCGTCTAGAATTTTGTAAATATTCCAGTTGCCAGCTGAGGCATACTTTGCTAGTATGTCTCCGGTGTACAGACTGTTCTGATCTCCGTACGCGTCTACTGCTGATTCGTTGGGCTCGTTAAATTCCATTGTCGTCCTCACTCAAAGATATTCTCAGTTCCATCTGTTGCAACTAAATCCGCTTCTGGTACATTGGAGTACACATCCCCGGACTCTACAACTATTTCGTACAAGCCATCGGGCGAAACAGCAGCAACCCGGGCAGATAACGGCGTATGCTCTGCAGTGTACAAGACCTCGTCACCTTCCACAAAAGAAGAGTACGCGGCTCCGCCTAGGTACCGGGAAATCTTGCTAATGCGCTTGGGATCCCGCTTTTTGAATTTCTTCTTACCTGAGGCCTCCTGGTGTAGCTCCCAAGGACCGTTGGTTGCGTCAAATTCTGAATTCCTGCTAAGGACAGCTGACTCGGTTTGAATCGGTGCAGGTCCCTCAGGATTGGGTTTGTTTTCTTCCGTCATATTCTCCTCTTTTGATTCTTTTGCCTTCTTTTTCTCGTCGGCGTCTGGACCGCGAGTCAACAACTTTTCGTACATCTCGTTATGCTTTACGTCCGTTCCGCTCATCGGCTCTCGTTTTACCGGGGCGTCAGGCGGTAGTCCTTTCTCTACACGATATTGGGCGTCTAGTTCTTTGACTGCGGCCGCAGCATCAGCTGCTGATACCCCTGTTTCTTCGCTTTCTTTCTTGTCGTCAGACAGCACAGACATAAGCGTCTTATATACTTCGGGCAAGTTTTGCGCGTCCTCGTTGCTGATATCTGCGCCTTCGGAAAAGCCCAAGGCAGCTAATAGCTTAGGAGGAAAAAGCCTGGTAAGGCATGAAACCAGCAATCCTGCAAACTTCGCAGACCGCAGCAAAAGCGGCTGATTGCTGATGTCTTTCATAATGTCCGATAGCATGCTCGCGTAGCCATACAGCTCTTTTCTAGTTATCGAGCCTGGCCTAGAGGGTTCTGCTTTGTTTTTAGATATTTCCCTAGCTATGTTGGACCACTCATAATCAGTCAAAGAATTAAACACAGGCCCTAGCGTTGTCCTCAACCCTTGCACGATTTCGGCTAATGGCTTGTCGCTTAGTTTGCGTACGCCGCTCCCCCAAGGGCTGGTGAGTAGAAAGAAGCGCAGCGCCTCTCTGAGCTTATGCTGGCTAAGTTTGGAAACTTCTCCCAAGAAGCCTAACACCTGATTTGTGGGAATACTGCCTAAATCAACCTCAGGCAGCTCGAACGATACTTCAGGGTGCTTCGACTGCCAGCCCTTGAACTGACCCTGCAGCTTTGCATCAGTAGGCTTAGCCAGTATGGACTCTGTCGCTACTCTTAGAGATTCATCTGCGTACTGCCGGGCTATAGGTGCAGCCTTGAAATCGCGAATCGCTTTCAGGCGCTCGTTTAGCATCGAGCGTATGCTTGCAGCATTCTTGCCATCATCAGTTACTTCTGCTCTAGGAAACTCGGTCTTAAGCTCGGCAGGTGCTTCTCTGCGGTCTAGCTCTCCTTGGCGCTTAGCCTCGCCTACCTTAGTCATAACGTCTTCGGACTCTAGCAAGGACAACATATCTTTTCTAAATGACTCTATGAACATTGAATCGCTTATTTTTTGTCGACTTGTTCCGGCTAGCAAACTCGGTTGAGATAGACCGTATGCTTGTATGGTTCTGGCATCGGCGCGCTTGATCTGTTCTACCAAAACATCCGCGGAGTATTTATCGCTACGCGCTAGATCGATCATAAACTTAGCCGCAGAGTTTATATCACCATTAGCATACGCGCTAAACAACCGGATAAGGTCGTATAACGATGGTTTTATTTTAAAGTCCGGAACATCCGTCTTGGACCCGCGGGGCTTGTTTGGATCGCCTAAGGTCACTGCGTCCCCTTTAACAAGGCCATATAGAGACACGCCTAGTGCATACCTAAACGCATTAGTATACTTGCTGGATTTGTCTCCAAGAGCAGGCGCCGCCTTAAGTTCCCAGTTACTCCTGCTAGTCTCGTCTAGCTCTGATGTTCCAAAAATATCATCAACAGTTGTAGTCACTAAATCGTAGGTGCCGGCATCTTCTCCTTCGGGAGACTTGGCCTTAAACAAATCCGCCATTAGCTGCTTTCTAAGCTCTGGGTACCCTAGCCTGCCCGCGGCCTTGTCGGCATCCGGCCTGCTAATCGCTAGACGGCCGTATTTAGATATTGTCTCTTTAAATTTGTCAAACTGATCCTGAGATATTACAGGATTTCCTGTTCCGTCCTTAACTTGGGACAGAATGTAATACACTAGATACACGGCCATATCCGGTATTTTGTAGGTGCGCTTGTCAGGATTGTCGATTATGTAGTATGACAGCAGGCTCTCAAACGCGGCGTTAGCTTTCGATGTGGCCTGGACTACTTGAATAGCATTTGTTACCTCGGTAACCATCGCTTGCGAAACTTCTGTAAAATCCTCGGAAGATATGTCAGATACGACTTCGTTAAACTGGTAAAATTCCTCTGGAAGTCCCGATACATACAAGTCAATAACAGACAAAAACACCTGAAGCGCGTTTATTAGCTGGCTGTTTTTTTCTAGGTCCGAGGCAGCTTTCCTAGCTTGCTTTTCCGATATCGACTCTGGATGAGTCAGCAGGTACTTGACGTGGTTGGGCGTGAAATTGGCCAGCCTGTCTCCAGCATCTTTGATGTTCGCGAGTAGAACATCTACTCCCTTTCCGCTAGCTAACGATACGTTTACTTGAGAGGTAATCTCGTCGACTATGTGCTTCATCCAGTCTGCATAGGTGCTTTGCGCAGGAGATATTTGGTCACTGCTATCTTTTTCGTCCGTTGCACTGGCCGGAGGCCCAAGGCGCAGCATTGCGTGGACAATGTTGTATGAAAAGTTCTGAAGCACCTCTGTCACAATATCTAGCGCGGTCATAGTGCCGCGTTTATCCCCGAAATTAACTACAGTGTTTGCTGGAATACCAATCTCAGATAGACCAGCGCGTATTCCAGGTTGTGCAGACTTAGCTATGTTCTCAGATATTTCTGCAGATATTTCAGGGCTTTTGCTTTGGTCCCTATGAATGTATCTCGTAGACGCCTGCTCTACAGCGTTGGTAATAGCGTCATTTAATGCGTTTTCTAGTACGGCGTAAATGCCGCTAGATACACTGCTTGCTTTGGGGTTTTCTGCACTTTGCTTAGATAAGTACGTGTCTGTGATTTCTTGCGACTCGTTTTCGTTAGCCATTTGTGTGCGCCTGCTCCGGTAATATCAAAATTGTCTCTATATTCAATAATTTTATATATTATTGTACTAACTCCAGGGGTCCATATTGGTCTGGAGGTTGGGTGTTATGAGTTCTACATCAGGAAAATCAGAGTTTCCAGTAAACCGCGTTTGGTTAAGCACGACCTTTACCGCACTGACCATCGTGTCTGCTAAGTCCTTTTCTCCGCCTTCAGGGTGGTCAACTCGGTTTCTTAGCTGCACCAGTCGCTCCATCTCTTTAAGCATAGGCTCGTACGGCAGTAGCTGCACGCGCTGAACATAGCACATTTCCTTGAACCGCTGGTAGTCCGGCTCCTGCAACACGTGAGTGTGCGAAGATATCTGGTCTTTCTTCAGCTGCTCGTCCATCTGATATGCCTGCCATTCGTCAAACCACACCCCGGTTATATTGTACCTATCGCATAACTTTCGTATGATTTGCTCTACGTTTATGAACGATACTGTCAGTTTTTTAGCCTTGTTAGGTATCCAGCTCATAACCAAATCCTGCACAACGGTGCACTCATTGGGGGCCTTAGGATTGAGATACTCCCCGTGCGACATCGAGAGAGCTGCCTTGTCCCGGTTTCGGCCCAAGTCCAAAGTAAGAACGTAAGACAAGGAAGAGCTGCCAGACCGCATGCTGTCTATGCGCGCGCAGACCTTATCTCCCTCATAGTACTCACTCCAGGTTATTAACGAACTACGCCCGGGATCCGCACACAGGCGAAGCTTGTCAGGATACTCAAAGAAGCCCTGCTGTACCTTAGGCGGAATGGCTAGGTAGTACATCTTTGCTTTGGTGGGGTTCTTTTCAAATTCGTCTTGGAAGTCTACTGGTATTTCTCTACCCTCAAAAACAAAAGTCTTGGCGGAGTACGAACTTCTTGGGCGTATTTCCCAGGTAGCGGCGGTGTCTGTAAACACGTGAAGATTCTTAAGGTTCTCGTTAAGCTGCTTGATGATGAACCCGTCTTCTGCCCTAGGGAAGCTCAGCGATAGCATTTTGCCAATGCTGCCAAATCGGGATTTCTTAGAGCTCTTCAACGTGTCATACACCGTCTCGGCGTTGCATACGCCCTTCTTATTTGAAAACGCGTCTGATTCGTCCAAGATACCGACTAGAGTGTTGTATCCTTCTGCACTCTCGTGGTTGGAGTTTCTGGATAACAATCGAATCTGCTTAGGAAACAGAATACCATCTTGTGTAATCGTGACAGTATCTTTAGAGCTTTTCTTTTCTCCGGCAACCTTGTTTAAGTATTCTCCAGACAACTCCACCCGAAACTTATCCTTAAGCCAACGCCACCTCAGCGCCCGCTGCTTGAGCGATTCGAAGAAAACTTTGTGAGCGTTTTCTCCTGAAGGAGCCACGTTAATGCAGTCGATGTTAGAGCCTTCCATCACGCCAAACATCCTCTGAGGGCACTCCACACATAGAAGCACGTATACACAGTACAGCAAGAAAATTGACGCTAGTGTGTCTTTGCCTGAATTGTGATGAAATAGGCCAGAGCATAAGTAATTGGCCGTCCCAGGTACAGTCAGTGTATATACTGGATGCATGCCTAACGCATCTATGCTTTTTATTTGCTCCCACAACAAATCTTCATTGGCTAGCTTGTCTACGCTTTTAAGCGTGCATGCTGTGGTGTAGTTGAGCATCTGACCGCTGCTAAGCCTTCCGCGTAATTGCGACCCGCGCCGTCCAACTAATGCGTATATTTCTTTTTTTGCTAATTCTGTTAGAGTCTCAGGGCACGTCCTCCCTTGCACACGAGCTAACCGAGTGTCTTCAATCATTTCCTCAACTTTATGCTGTTTTCCTGTAATGATGAATGTTTCTGCAAATTTTTTATTTGCGGAAATGTCAGTTATGATGTGCTTCCAGTACCACCGCTTTTCTCCATTGTATGCTGTATGTACTCTTCTGATTTTACCGACAATACCAAAACACCGCAACATAAAATCTAAATCTTCTATAAATTTTCTGTTTTTGGCTAAATAAGTAATTTCCCAAGACGCACGATCTTTCGCGTTATGCCTGCAAATAGATCCGTCCGTAGCGTACAACGCCTCAATCAAGGCTATTCTGGACTTAGCGCTGGAATACATTATTTCTATAGGTATTCTTTTGCTCTCCGCAGTATGCCCGTAAACTCCCAATCTCTTGGCGTGCTGAACCAGAATATTACCGTTTCTCTTTCCGGTGAACTTGATATCTACAACTTTAGACTTAGGGGTGTTGTGCTGTCGCACCCTAGTATGCCCACCAAAACTCTTAACTATATTGCAATAATCCTTCTCTATTTCCGGTATAGAAACAAAAAACTGAGCTCGGTGACCTTCTGATATACACCCGTCTCCAAGTATGTATCCTATCCACCTACACAGTTCTGGAGATTCTGAATACTGGGCCTTTAAAGGTATTTGCTGCGCGGAGCAAACCCAATCTCCTACGCATAACTCTTTAAGCTTTTTCCATCCGTTCGTGGTGAAAAACTGATGGTCCTCAGAACATTCAGAAATGTGTCCAAAGGAAGTAGTCACTCTAAAACAGTTTTCTTTATTAGGCTTCTTAAATACTTGAGATGCTTGAGCAATAGCCACGCGCCCATTGTCATCCTTAGTATATACAGACAAATTACCAGGACGATTGGCTAGGTTCTCTAGTGTGTCTCGTATACCATCTGCTGTAATAAACTCAGTACCACCCAGTAACGACCCCTTCGCCCAGGCCAAAATGGCCTCGTTATTTCCGTTGAAAAACATCTGCTTAGGATCGTCGCCGACTAGGAAGTCAAACAACAGTTCTTGTCTAGGTGTTAACGAGAATAAATTGAGGTGCTGCGGGGATTCTATAAACTCTTTCCAGCCTACCGGTTCCTCTACCCACAAGATTTCTTGAAGGCTGTCTCCGGACTTGCTATCTATGTATTTAACGCACTGGTCGTAGAAGGCTCTACGATATGTAGTGCCCACCATTTCTCTTCTTGGTCTTAGCAGCTTTAAGGCTGATGGCACGGGTCAGATCCTGCCGCAGGCATACCAACGCTACCAGAGTCTATGGCCTGGTCTATTACTTTAGCTTCGTCCATAGCAACTACGGCCGGGGGCCGAGGGTATAGGTCTAGCTGGTCCTTTTCTTTTTTTACCGTGGGCGGGACTATGGTTGCTACGGGTAGGTCGGTGCTTCTTACCTCTCCGTCTGTATCAGTAGAGTTAAACCCGCCTGGGTTTATGGCTAGCTTTAGCAAAATTTTCTTATTCACTGGCATTCTCCTGTTTAACTACGCCGGGCTGTAAAGCCTTATCCCCTAGCTTGGCCTTTAGCAGCCTGAAAAAATCTGGAGCCTTGAGCGGCGCTATTTGATATATCACATCCCGGACAACACCCATTAGCGCGTCTGATTCTTCTATTGCCAACTGCCGTATCTCGTCTCTGGCCTTTTCTCTCTCGTCTACTGCTTTCTTCACTGTGTCTATCAGCAGCCGGATTTGATCAATATATTTGATGAGCGCGTTATGTTGTGCTTCATCTGGATGTGTCTGAGCGTGCTTCTCTAGTTTCATAACCTGGACTAGACAACCTCTGATTATATTTAGATGAGCGGCGCCGGCGTCTCCGCTGTCTTTGTCAAAAATGTCGTCAAGACCGTCCAGCAATGGCTCGAAGCCCGAGTCTACTAGGTCTATGTTTTTGGGCAGCCCTAGCTTGGCCTCTGTAGGGTTCTTGCTTTTCCTAAGAGCGTTGCACAGCCGGGTGACCGATGCCACGTTTTTGGGAACATATTTCTTAGGAATGACCGATATATTGGTGAGCAGGTTTATGACTTTTTTATAGTTGTAATCATCCCCGTATGCTGCCAGTATCTGATCCTCTAACTTGAGCTGCTCTACACAGTCGGTTATGGACTTGAAATTGTAGTTTACGGCCGGCGTAGCAGGCTCTGCCGCATGCGGAGGCGCAGCGTTGGTTGCCTCGGCGATATCGTCTGTCACAGAATGTCTCCTAACTCGTAGTCTATTGCTCTTTTTATACTTTCGAAATTGTCAAACTCTGTAGCTTCTTCCGGAAACAGCTTGGTCAACGCGTCCTTTAGCTTATTAGCTACTTCCTCGTAAAACCAACCTTTGTCGTCTTTCTGCTTTAAGACATCACGGATAAACGAAACATAATCCGCATAAGCTGGAGACGCCGATATGTGAGCGAACGCGTTAGAGTCAGACGCCTTAATCTTCTCCAGTATCTTGTTAGTTGACGAGTTTATTTTAGCGGAAATTTCTTCTTTAGATTTTTCTTGAGATTTAACCAAAGATTCTAACGGACTTTGTGACAAGTCTGCTATGGTATCTCCGTATGCTTGCTCTTCGTTTATTGGCCTGTCAAGACTGTATGCGGATACTCCTGACGACGGCCTAGATGCGTTGCTTGCTATTTTTCCAGATACAGCCACTATACTCTTAGATAAATCCTCAGACTTTTTGGCGTTGGCCAACACGGCCTCTGCGGCAGCCGCGATGTAGTCCGCTAGACTCGGTATCGGGCGCTGGTAGGCCTTAGTCGTGAAATGTAGATAGAAGTACGCCTCTAGATAGCCTACGGCTATGGCAATTTGGTTCTTAACATCTTCAATGCTAGCACCAGATTCGACCTTAGCAATTGCTTCGGATAAGCCTCCTGCGCACACATATCGATACCAGGTTAAATCTACCGGAGCAACAGGAGACACTCCTCCGGATTCCTCTAGCTGCGCTATTACGTTGCTTACCTTTTCTTCAAATTGAGAAATGTATGAACCTACGTTAGCATCGGTAGCCGCGTCCTCTGACTGGCTGAAGTCTAATGATAGCTTGTTAGCTAAATCTGCGACCGGAGCTATGAGCCCCTCATTCTTTGCATAGTATGCAATAAACCTTTCTGCGCCCTTATATTTGTCCTTTCGGTTTAGCTGGTTAACGGACAGGTCTAGAGGAGCTAACGGGTTAAACTCCAAAGACCTTTTTTCATACAGAGAATCTCGCAGCAAGCCCTCAAGGTATAGAAAGTAATGTTTCAGCCGGTTTATGCTAGATGAATAGACCGATACCGTAGTTAATTGTTTTCTAGCCTTGGCGTCTAGATTGTTTATATTATCTATCCCGGTGTCCTCGGATAACTCTTTGCTGTTTTTAACATAATTATTCAGGTGAAAATTTGCGAGGTACTTAACAGCACCTCCAGAAAAATCCAATAATGCTAAGTTTATATCCTCAGGAGAAGTAAACTTTTCATTGGAAACATCGGTCTTGGATCTCCAAGCTCTCACCTCGTTGATGGCAGCGTCTATTACTAAATTCTTAGCGCTACCGTCTTGAGGTGTGTTTGTTTCTGCTTCTGGCATTATTGTCTCTCCTGATGTCTAAAACATATGAATACAGATGTGGATACTCCGAGGCATTGTCTGAAATTATTTTAGCAACTGCGGTCATACTGGTGCGCATATCTGCTATTCCCTTGCCTAGCATTTTGCTAACCTGATATCCAGCTAGCGTCAAGGAAGCTGCGGCGCTAAGCTTGGACGACACCTGGTCTAGCCTAACCTTAAGCCGGCTAAACTCTGCAGCAGTATCGGGGTTGGTTATGAGTTTAGCTATGAAAGATAGCTTACTCATAACCCGTCGGGTGAATACACTAATGTTTGGCTGCGGAACTCCAAACAATAAGCTCAGCTCGCGTTGAAGCAGCTTCTTCGACTTTCTATCGTCGCCAGACCCTGATATAAAGTTGGCCTGGGCTTTGACCATTTCGTAGTAAACTTTTTCTCTAGCCGATAGGTACGCATTGGCTATGTATTCTATGGTTTCCGTGGTGTATATCATTCGCTCGGCATTCTTAGGGTGTGGCCGCCTGGTTTTGCTGACGAAGTCTAAGATGTCTTCAAACGCCACAAAGCCCGCCAAGTATGCAGAGTAGGTAGGTAATTCTTGTTCTGTTTTGGTCATTTTTTATACGCTGTAGAGGGCGATAATAGCGCTATAGCTCTACTTTTTAATATTTTTATATAATATTGTACACAACCAAGCCGTATTCGTACTGTGATCCAGCTGCCATAGCTAGCAGTGATTCGGCCAGGTATCCCTGTAAACGGGCCGGAAATCAGCTCTACATCCCTGCCGGTCTTTAGGGACAAGCTTTTGGTGGCTAGCTGCTTGCGGCACTTACCATCCAGCCAGGCAACATCTTCATCAGATATTTTGGTAGGCACAAACCTGGCATCGGCTATCTTGGAATGGCGTATAACCTTGTCCAGCTGAACCAGCTTAGCGTGATTGGTTATACCTACCAAAATGTACTCAGGCCATATAGGCGAGTATTTGGTCACCTGGCGCTTATATGATGGCGCCACATACATAGTAGACGGAACCCACAGCGGGAAGTCGTGTAGGTCTTTGGCTGCTGAGTGAATTAGCTTAGGAGTGTATAGCCTAACCAAGTACCAATCTAAAGGCGCATTTGAAGCTGGTCTGACTCGGTATTGTCCAATTGATCCAAGCATAGTTTTAGTACCTTATCGGCTCCGTGTTCTAAAATGTACTCGTCTGGGTCTTTGTCGTGTCCGGATACTATAACTACCTTCGTGCCCATATCACGAAGCATTTTGATAGACTCGTACCCGGCGCGCACCCCAGCCTTGTCTGCGTCGTACATAACAAAAACAGTAGGACACAGACTAGCCAGCAAGGCGGCCTGGCACTGCGTTAAACGAACGCCATAGCCTCCTACGACATTCTTTATGCCCTCCTGGTATAGAATCATAGCATCGAAGGCGCCCTCTACCAGAATGGCGTATTGCTCGTTTATTATTTCGTCCGCGGTCAGATCCACCCCGAATAGCGAATATCCTGTAGTTAGCCCCGGAGTTATGGGCCGGTACAGCCAGGGATGTCTGTCGTTTCGCGCGCCATAGCCTACTGTGCGACCTGACAGGCCTTTGACTGTGAATATGAGCGCGTCCTCAGGTACATCGTTTAACTGCTTAAAGTCAAATTCAGGGTTAGAGTGCCGGCAAAAAACACCAAATTTATTGGCGGTTTCTTCTGTAAGGTGCTTGTCTTTCTTTTTGTCGCAGCAGAACATCATTTCTTCTCCGGCTTGTAGACCCAGCGGTCAGGATGCACCTCTTCTATTTCTTTCATCTTGCCCAGCGAGAACCCTGCCTTTATTCCGACCGGGGTAGGCACGGCCAGAGCCACTGCGTGCTCCAGTATGTCCTTGGCTTTGTGTACCACCTCGTATTGTCTGTCTATGTCGATGTCTAGCACGATAGCATCGTGTATCTGCATTGTCAGCTCGTAGCCGTACTCCTTCTCCGGCATCTCGTCCAAGAGCTTACACATAGCAAAGTTAGGTATGTCAGCACCTGTAGCCTGTATGGGAGTGTTTACAGCACAGCGCTCGGCGGACTTAGCGAGCTCCTCTAAGGGATGGTCTATTGTGTGCAAGTATCTGATACGACCGAACGGAGACCGCACATACTTGTTCTTCTTCACAAACAGAACTACGCTGTCCATCCACGCCTTAGCAACGCAGTACTTCTCGAAGAACCTATCGTATACCTCTTTGGCTTCGGATACCGACATATTCTTTTGCTCTGCCAATGTCTTGTAGCTCATTCCGTAAATAATACCAAAGCTAGCGCTCTTAGCTCTGGAACGCATATCGTCTGTCACTTCTTCGGGCGGCACACCGTAAATGGAGCTAGCAATTTTTCTATGAATGTCCACGCCCGAGTGCAGGTCCGAAATAAGCACAGGGTCTTTAGATAGATCTGCCAACACACGAATTTCAATCTGAGAAAAGTCTAGCTCTACTTTTATTTTACCTGGGGCGGCGACAAACGCTGTCTTTATGTCTTTGTCAGACCGCGGCAAGTTCTGTAGGTTCGGGTTGGAGCTAGAAGTACGCCCGGTCTCAGTCTCTCCGATGTTGTACTCTGTATGTATTCGATTGTTCTCGTCGACGCGAGCTAGCATACCATATATGTATGTCTTTAGCGTTTTGGTCTTCTTACGGTACTCCATCAATGGCTCTATGATCTGATGCTTGCCTAGCAACTTTTTGAGTGTGTCTTTATCTGTGGACTCGTCTTTATTTTCCGTCAGGTTTATGACCGGCAGCTTGAGCCGATGGAATAAAATTTCTCCCAGCTGATCGGCCGATGCGATATTGAACGAAACTCCTGCGATAGTGTGGATCTTGTGCTCTATGGCCGCGATATCAGTCTCATACGCCAATTTCTGTTTGTTGAGGTATGCAGTGTCTACTATAACACCACGCTGCTCCACGCCCAGAAAGGCTCGGGCTGCGCGCATATTGATATCTCGCATAATAAAATCGGCACCTATCTTATCCACGGTCTTCTGTTGAACCAGATACGCCCTGAAAGTGACATCCGCGTCCCCAGAACAATAGGGCCTAATAACGTGATCTGGTATATGAGAATAGTTGCCGGTAATGTTGTTCTCGAACTTAAACAGGTCTAGCTGTCGCTCGTATCCGCCTATGTCACTATATTTCCAAGCCAAGTGCTTTAGCACAGTGATGGCTGTGTTGTCCGAGGTAGCTTCTCCAATGGCCGTATCCCAGTGGTAGTTAAGATCGGTCCAATTAAAGTGAGACCCCACAACCTTAAGGTCGTACTTTCCGCGGTGCAATACCAATTGCTTGTCTCTAAGAATGTCATGCATCATTTCCAGAGCTTTCTTACCATCAGCTTCAGACCAAGCCGGGACTACTTGAAAGGCATTGTTGTTATATACGCACTTTGTCCACGGGAAGAATGCTGCCTTTCCCGGAGCCCAAGATACCGCGAAGCAGCAAACCTTAGTGTTCCAGAAAAGCTTCTCTCCGTTGGTTTCTATGTCGAATGACATAGTGTCGTACTTTTTAACGTACTTGGAAAATTTCTCTATTTTTTCCAGACTATCCAACGTGTAGTAATCTCGTTTGGCCGGCACAATAGTATCCCGTCCTACTTGGTTAAGCCCGAACACTATGGCATTGACTATCTCAGTCTCGGTAGAGGGATCGGCAAATATCGCCTTCAAATCCTTAATGGGAAGAAATTTTATACCCGGATAATACGCCGAGGTGAATATGGTACCGTGGTGCAGGTTTAGTTTCAGGTTGTGCTCTGGCAACACGTGCTTGGCAACTTTAGGTCCGATTAGCACGACAAGCTTTGGCCTGGCGTTGTTTATTTCGCTGAAAAGATATTCTCCGCACTTCTTTATTATCTTTGCGCCAGGGGGCAACGACCCACACTTAACCACGTAAGTAAAGTACGCGTCTGACTCGTTTATGCTGCACATGGACAATATGCGCTTGAGTATTACTGACTCTCTTCCGTCAGAAAACGCAACACCAAGTGTGGACGCGTCCTCGTCTGGATGTAGACCTACGAACATTATTCTAGGCGATAGGTTTCCTTCTCCGAACACAATGTGCTCTCGATTGAACGCGCGCTCACAACGAGTACAACCTGGCTCGACTATTCGAGTCAGGTCCTTAACTGGTTCGTCTTTTTTATAGCTGAAATCTAGCCCCAGGTCTAGCTGCATTTTTTCCCCGGCCGTCCTCTGATTGTTCTAACTTTGTATCTGTTGAATATATTATACAAAAATTTCCTCAGGTCTTTCAACTGAAATATCTTTTTATTTTTGTAGAAAAATTCTACCCCGCATAGCACTATCTTCTTCCCTACCTTTCTGTGGTATTCTATCGTACGAGTAAACCCAGGCTCCTTAGACAGAGCAGATATTCGCTCGACGGAAGAAACACCCACCAGAAAACCGTCCAGGTGGCGTCGTGGCTCTAGCATTTTTAATACTCCGCGGAATTGCCTTTGTTAAACAGCAGGCAGGAATCAAACGATTCGTTGATCCTGTCTAAATGAGAAACTACTAGTATGTTTTTGAACTCAGACGATAGGCCTTTTAGCGCCTCTACGAATCCGGTGAGTCCATCTTCGTCCAGGTCCGATACCTCATCTATGATTATGAATCCAAAGTCAACGCCGATATCTCGTAGGTACTTCGCTATCGCCAAGCGAACAGCTAGGTAAACCCTTACACGCTCTCCGCCAGAGAAGGTAGATAGCTTCCTATCGCTATCCCCTTTGCTGCAAACTAGCTGCAGTGTCTCGCTAGTCTTGCCAGTTGCAGCCTTCTTTGTGGTGGCAATTTGAAGTGTAAGCCGATCTCCGGACAATCTGGACAAGTACTCAGAGATGTACTGCTGCAGTACCTGCATCTCGTTCTCTAAGATCAACACAGGAATTCCAGACGACCCGAACGCTATAGCTAGCTCTTTGTACACCTTCTGCTTAGCAGTAAGCAAGTCCCGCTGGTCGCACAACTCCTCAAACGACTTGTACAATTCCTTGACCTGCTCGTCTAGTTTGGAACATATGGCTAGCTGTTTCTCGTACGCTACTATGGCATTTTGGTCTGCTGCAATAGTGGCAGTAATGCTATTCAGCTTTTCTTTTAGTGAGACTGTCTCATCTGCGGTCAGCAGCTTAATCTTTGCGTCTATCTCTGCTTTTTCCTTATCAGCCTCATCTAGTTTTTTGGCGAGGAGAGACGCGTCTTCTGTGTTAGCCGATACGTACGCTTCGCCTCTTTTGATGTAGTCATTAAGGCTGCTAATATTTCTATTGGCGTTATCAACTGCAGACGCATAAAAAGCTATTTCAGCCTTAACCTTAAGCAACCTCTGCTCTTGTGATTGGGCGGACTTTAGTTCTGCTTCCAGGCTGGCTACAGTCTGCGCCAGCTGCTCCGCGGTAGCTTGCTGCTTAGCCATCTCCTCCCGGTATGCTGCCAGCTTCTCAGACACGCCTGCCAGGATTTTGGCTCTGTGCTCATCGTCCACTATGCTAGAACACATCGGACAAACACCGTTGACTCGGTTAAGATTATCCTTACGCGCGGTCTCAGATACGGCGCCGGCCTTAGCTACCTCTATGGCCGATAAACTGGCCTGCCACGCTTTTCTTGTTATTTTAATGGAGTTCTCTAGCCCAGTTATGGTATCTGGGCTACTGGACGCAGAAACAATGGCGGCAAGAGCCGCTTGCTGCTTATCCATATTAGCCTTGGCTGTACTAGCGTTTGCTTGGCTTACAGCTATTTCTTCTCTGCTCTTTGCAATCTTTTGCTCGGCGGATTCAATGTTGGCCACGAACTGAGCCGCCGCACGCTCTTGTCGGATAATGTCTTCGGCTATAGCCGCGCTCTTTTTAACAAGCTCTTCGCGCGCCGAACCAGCATCCCCGGCTAACGACAGAGCTTTCTTGAGAGTATCCTCTTCTGTTTTTTGCACGGCAATCTTTTCAATAAGACTTTTGATTTTGTCTGGATAACCCTGGTCGATTATCTTCTGCAGCTCTGCCTTTCGCTTGTCAAACTCAGACAGCGTGAGGTCTGCTTTGGCAGATACTTGTTTTATTTCAGAGTCTAATTCCAGCGATAGATCCCTCGCCTGCCGCTCATAGTTCTGGTATTTTTCCAGAGAAAACAACTTCTGCAGCAAAGTTTTCTGGGAGGCAGGCTTTTCATCAGCAAATCCACTTATTTCATTCTGAGGAGAGTAGACTGAGCTGGAGAAAATGTCATAGTCCGGCAGCTTGAAGAACGCCACTGGGTCATCTGACACTATCTCTTTCTTCTTTCCGCCTAGGCGATGCACTACGCACTTCTGACTGGTAGCTAGCGTCTTGGACCTGGTGATAGAGTAGTCCACTCCGTCTTGCTCTATCTCCAGCACAACCTTGAACCCGGCCGCGCAATGGTCCTTTATCAGGTCGTCCAAAGAATCACCCCTGACTTCACCGTACATTGCGAAAATGATAGCGTGGACAAAGCTAGATTTACCTGCTCCGTTAGACCGGGTCTTTTCGCCGTCTATCTCTGCCATCACCGATGTGACGCCAGAAAAAGCGGAGAGGTCTACAACCAAATGCTCCCAGCCTAAAAACCTGTCTGCTGTTATCTTTTTCAGAATCATTTGGTTAACCTCATTATGCTAGTACCTTTCTCTATAAAATCCTTTTTGAGATCTGCGTCGTATTTCTTGGCATCGGCCCATAACTCTAAGGCTGTGTTTTGATCCATAGCCTTGGTGAACTTTTTGTCTCTCGCAGTTGTGGCGTCCGTAATTGTCAGCTTGCAGTTCTTTATACCTGCAGCTCCCGCTCCGGTAATGAATTTCTTTATCTCGTCCTGAGATGTACCTCTGATAATATCGCCAGGAGCGCTAAGCGTAAACGAAGCTATGGCGTCCTTGAAGTGCGGGCATTCTGATAGGTATTCCATTAACTTGGGCATACTTTCGAAAGTACAAACTACGTTCTCCGGACTTCCAGACACGGTCGCGTTTAGAGCAAAGCCGTCAGCGCCGTGCAGCACAGAAACTCCGACAAACTTTCGGACATCGAGCGGCTTGAACTCTATCTCAACCTGGTCGGTAATGTTCAACTCGTAGAAACCTTTTTCACAAGATATCTCGTTGAACGATATCCGATCTGGAGAGCCAACATACGAGATATACGGTTCTTCGTTAAGAACTGTGTGCGCGTGAACATCGCCTAGAATAACAAGATTGTACCCGGAGTTCTTTAGCATTGCTAAAGGAATAGACCTAACCAGTATGTCTGGATGTTTAGCCGCGTCTACCGGCGCCGCCTCTTGGACCATCACGTGAGATAGTAGTATCTTTAATTCGTGCGGCCCGGGGTTGGCATCATCTATCTTTTTCAGCAGAGTGGCATAGTGCTCGGCGTACGATACTCCGTCGTGCTGCCCCTTAGGTATGTGTGGTATGAACGCGAACAAAACACCACCTTCAGCTATAGCCCCGCCCGGGTAGTCAAATACTTTGACATCCGGGACATTGAGGTTTATGTACTCCGCCGTAGACGCGAACTCTCCGGCTAGGTCTGCTTTGGCGATATCGTGATTTCCAGGTATCGTAACAATCTTGGTCCCGTATCCTCTGATTTCCGTAAACAGCTTGTGAATGACCGCGCGCTCTTTATTACTGGGAGTAGCATAGTCGTACGCGTCCCCCAGAAAAAAGAAATAATCGGCTTTGGTCCAGCTGCAGTATTTCGCGATGGCATCTAAGGTTTTGCAAACATCTGCAAACCGGTTGGTAGCGCTCAGATGCCAGTCAGAGGATATTACGACTTTCATTTTGTCTCCTCACTTGTTTTGTTTTCGATAGGAGATATCATAGCAGTTTTTACCCGCTCAGTCAAGTCGGTATTTGAGGCTAGGGCTGCATAGAGCTTATCCAAACCTAGCGATAGCTTCTCTCCTCCGAATGAGTACGACGCGCCGGACTGCTTTATAACGCCCGACGCGATAGCTGCATTGGCCAGGTCTCTTGATTTGTCGAAACCCTTGCCGAAGATTAACGGTATGGCCGTAGATTTGTACGGCATACCTATCTTGTTCTTGATCACTTTAATTTTGACATCCATCCCGTAAACCGTGTCTCCGTCCTTGAACTTATCGCCAGCCGCAGACCTTACCTCCAAGCGCTGCGATGCGTAGAACTTGAGAGCCAAGCCTCCTGGGGTCGTCTCTGGGTTTCCGTACATCACGCCTATTTTCATTCTGATCTGGTTAATGAAAATGACGGTAGTTTTGGTCTTAGAGATCGTGGCGTTTAGCTTGCGCAAACCCTGAGACATCAGGCGAGCTTGCAGGCCCACGTGGCTATCCCCCATCTCTCCCTCTATCTCGGCCTGTGGTGTGAGTGCGGCGACCGAGTCTACTACCACTAAGCTAACCGCGCCAGAGCTTACCAGCTTCTCCGTGACATCCATAGCTTGCTCTCCGGAGTCCGGCTGACACACTAGCAGAGCGTCCATATCAACGCCAAAGGTGGCGGCGTACGCCGGGTCCAGGGCGTGCTCGGCGTCTATGTATGCAGCAACCCCTCCCATCTTCTGAACTTGAGCCACAAGATGAAGACAGGTAGATGTTTTGCCGCCCGCTTCCGGGCCGTAAATCTCTACGACTGTGCCCTTGCCCATCCCACCTGACAGCGCTTGATCTAGCGTAAACAGGCCTGTGGAAAATTTGCCTATGTCGTCCATCCTTCCTTTGCTACCGCAAAACACCTGAGTTCCGCTTTTGCGTATTTCGCTAAGCGCGGTCTCCAGCGCTTTTAACTTTCCTTCTGATTCGCTCCCCTGTTCGGTATCTTTATCTTTTTTCATCCAGTATTCTCCTCACTGCTTTTTTAGCTTCGTCTGATAGGATTGCGTATGGCATTCCCTTTTTTGTCCAACCAACAGCAAGACCCGGAAGGTTAGGCCAGGCTTTGTTTATGTCCGATGTAAAACACGGAAACAAATTTCCATTACTATGAACTACCACTGTGAAATAAAAGTACTTATTCCTACGCGGTGCGTATACTGCACACATATCCCCGGCGTTCATAATAGTCTCCTGCACTGAGTGCATTCGTAATATTCCCCGTTGTTGTGGTATGACACTATGCACTTCTTGCCTTTAAGTTCTTCCTCGTTTATGGCTTTCTCTTCCATAGCCCGTATTACATTCATTCCAGTGGCTACCATTACCTTGTATAGCCCTGAGCCCGGGCTTAGCTCTAGCGGCACCCTGACTTCCGGCCACGCCACTGCTTGACCATCGCAGGTCTCAAAACAAATCTTTAAAAACTCCTTGCCATCCAAAGATTTGTTGACGGTCAAGCTGCGTATAAACGCTGGCCTAGTTTGTGTCATCCCTTGCGCATCTCCGACCACAGAGAGTTATTTAACATCTTCAGCTCTTCTTTTAAAAGCTGTTGAGCCTCGCTGAGGTTGTCGTATACGAACTTAACCGACTCAAAGTACGCCTCAGATATGTACAATTCGTTGTCTGCAGCCGCGGACTGCTCCTGGGCCTGTTCCGTTTTAGCGTTGCTGGCTTCCTTGCGTATATCGGCAGACTTCAGTTCCTTTATTTCAGGGGACAGAAGCGCACGACTGGTGGCCAGCGATAGCTGAACTTTTGACGCGCCGCGCAGGGACTTAGACACAGCTAGGTCGAACCTGGCGTCCATTAGCTTTTCCGTGACCTTGTTATAGTTTCTGTTTACTAGCTCTATTTGAGGATTTATCTTTTCGGGCGTAGGGTCACTAAGGTCAAGCGATACCATCAGCTTCTTTACCTCTGCCGCTTCCGCGTAATATTGCTCAGCTGTTTTTGATTCCATTTCCGTTCTCCGTTTGCTTCAGGTACTTTATTATCGCGTCGTATCCTGATCGCGTCTTTGCCTTCCCTGTGTATATCCACTCAGCCACTATCTCGTAATCGTGCTTAGAAAACTTGCCTATCTTAGCGCTGACTGAGTTGGCCCACCGGCTGAGATATTTGTATGCCTCGTTTGAGTAGTCTACCTCAGCAACTCCAGCTAATTCTAACGAAAACCCTTTGTCCTTTGTGTGCTCGTGATCTTTATTATACCAAATTTTCTCAATGTCGTAAACATTTATGTTGAACAATTTGGCTATGAAAAATTGCTTGCCACCACCAGTATTGCAGGCAAAACAATAGAAGCTATCGGACTCCGGGTAGATAAATAAATTGGGCGTGCCCCTGTCTCCGTGAAATGGACACAGACAGTTGTACTTATCCCCCGTTCGCTTGAGCCGCAGACCTATCTGCGCAGCAAAATCAGCTAGCGGCTGGTCCTTGAACTTGAGTATCTTCGCCGGATCCAAAGAGCTCTCTTTTGTCGCCTGGGTCGTCGTACTCAAGTTTTTTCTTAGCTGGCTCAGCTTCATAGTTATCAACCTCCTGCATCATCATCCTTTCCATGTTAGCCTTGATTTGAAACTTGGCTTTAGACCCGTCACGGTGCTTAGTAACGACTATCTCCATATCCTTTACTCCAGACGCAAAGTCATCGTCAGGGTTTTTGTTCTTGAGAGACAGGCGTATATCCGCCGTGTTAGCTATGAACTGCGATAGAGCGTCGGAGTAGTCGTCGTAGAACGGCTGCTTGTCTTTGTGCCCGGTTCGGCTAACCTGTGATGGCGTTATGACCGGGACTCTATGCGAATTAGCAACTTGTCGGAATTGCTCTATCAGTTCCTTAAAATACATATGGTCTTGTGTTCCGCCTCGCTTGGACAAAGACATAATCTGAACATAGTCGACTACGAGAAGATCGTACTTTCTTGGTCGTATCTCAGATAACTTAGCGTCTATAAATTCCGGCGTGCAGTCCATAATCCGCTCTACTGTAGTAAACACATTCGGTGCGTGCTTTTGATATTCCAATTCGTCTTTGACTCTGCCCAGCTCCTGTGGAGTGAGCTTTCCGAATTTAAGGTGAAGCTGAGGTACCTTAGCCGCTAGGCTGTCTCTTCTTCGCTCTATGTCTTCTTTGTGGTTCTCAATAGTGACATACAGCACATTACCGCCGTACCGGCGCCAGGCGTTATAGGCTATGTTCAGAACTAGAGTAGACTTACCCTCTCCAGTGCCGGCGGCTACTACCATCAACTGCCCAGGGTATAATCCGTTCGTCACTCTGTCCAAAGTTTTAAACCCTGTGAATATTCCTGACTTTCCTTCGGTGGTGTACCGCTGCATGCGCTCGTCTGCATTGTCCTGAATTTCCGAAGAATCTGTGTACTCGTTGTTTATCTTCGACATCTTAAACAACGAAGATTGCACTAGCGAAATTCCTTGCTCTATCTTTCCGCTGTTATAGTGCTCGGCACCGCTTTGTAAAATTTTTCTAAACTCGGCTTTGCTATAAGCAGTTCTGAGCTCGTCTATCAAAAAATCCAGAGGAGATAGGCTATCTAACAATTGCACCTCGTCGCAAGCTGCGAGCAACTGAACGCCTATCTCTCCAGAAGAGTCTGCCTCCTTAGACAGCTCTTCTATTACATCACGAGTAATCGGTTGGTGATACTCCTTGAAAAAGTCCAAGGCGATATCGTACAAGGTGGACAACCTGTTTAACGGCTTCGTCCTTTCCTCGATGAACAACTCTCCGCTTACGCTACGGTCTACTACTTTTTTGTAAGCGGTGACATCCTTCAGCAAATGACCTATTAGCTGCTTTTCGTATGACGCTGGCATTTATGTCCCCTGTATGTGATCGAAACCGAAAGGCCTTTCTGCGGAACTACAAATTTCGGCAATCTCCGGAAAGGCAGACTTTAAGACATTGATGTTGCTTTGAATCTTTTTGTTCTCCGTGACGATGAACAATGGCCTCCCTGTTAGACGGGAATCTACTATCATATTTATGTGGTTCCTTATACTCTCTGCTTCTTTGGTCCACTCCGTGGCAGGACGCAACATTGCAGCCGCTTCCGCCTTGCTAAGTCCTTTGCCCATCTTTAGTGTTGCCGACTTTCTCAAATCAATAAACTTTAGCTCTGCGCTCAGCCCTGGGTATACTCGGCACATTTTACGCGTCACGGCCGACAATATCTTGTCTCGGTCCACTACCTCTTTATCTTCGAAAGAGTCCAGCCATTGGCTAAACTTTTTTGCTAATCTTCTTAGTGCTTTTACCATGTTTGTCATCCATACAGACAATAGTATAAACTCCAGGACTATCGCTCAGGTCGGGCATATGCCTAGCCTTAAGGTCTGATTGAAAGTCCATAAAAGAAATATCTGCCGTGAGTATCGTAGACCTTCCGGAGTTCTCGCGCTGCTTCACCACCTTGCCAAATAAATAGTCTGGGTACGCCATATCGGCCCGGTTAGCCCGGTAAACAAAGCTAACATTATCTATGACCAAAAGATTTACAGATGAAAAATACTCTAGCAACTGGTCTTCCTTGTCAGTGGCTTTTGAATTTTTAATCTGGTCGGTAAACTCGTCTCGGGTTCGAAAGGCAGCGGATCCGCTCAGCTGTCTAACCACGTCCCGTACAATTATGCTACAAAAAGCGGTACGCGCGCTGCTAGACGCGCCGTAGACATACAGCCCCAGACCTTTATAAATATTGCCTCTCAAATCCTCCAGATACTCAGCCAGCTGTCCCTTCGCTTGCTTACACGCCGCTAAAATATCTGCATCACTGGCTTCCCAGTACTTTCTAGGGATTCCTGACCTAACTATGCCGGCCGAGGACTCGAAGGCCGCGTAGCAGGAACACGCTAGGTCAGTTCCTGCACACTTAGGGCAGCTATCGATCAGCGTGGCTTTAAGAGTGCCAAGGTATTCTTTCTGTTCAGTTGAGTACATATATTGCCTATGCTTTAGGGTTAACCGACGCGTCGTACGCTCGGATCTCTGCGGCCAACTTTTTAAGAGTTTTGTTTCCTGAACTGCTCTCGCCTGTGAGCACTGCCTCTGCCACTCTAGCTAAGCCGTACGCGTCGCACAGGTTGTTGTCTTCAAACGCTACGCCCCACTTCTGTAAAGTGAACATAAGCATTTGCTCTTTTTTATGATTACCTTTTCCTGTCACGAATTTCTTAAGAGTGCCAGGAGACACATTCACATAAGAGACTTTGGCCCGGTGCATCGCCACTCTTAGCAATCCGCCGAGTTCTCCTAAGGACGCTAGCATACTGCTTTTGCTCATTCCGTACGCGTACCCTTCGATGGCTATTAGGCTGACTGGGTTGTCCTTTATCAGCTTTTGAAATTGAGACTCCAAATCAGACAGCCGGGCAACACCTTTGACTTTGGACTTTATAATTCCTTGAAAAAGTATCTGACCATCACTGAGAACTACTGCCGCTGTTGCTGTCAGTGATGGATCTACTCCCATTGTGATTATCGCCATTGTTGATCCTCTCGCTTCCGATATATGTAGCGGCCAGTTCGGCAGATACCAAAACGGCGCCCCTGATTGCTTCGTACGAGTCTAAGATACTCGAGTCTGAATATTCTACTAAATTATTCCTAACCTTGTCAAGAAGCAAACCATTGTTGTATTGGTCTATTTCGTCTTCTGCTATGGCCCTGGCTGGAGCGGCGAAACACGCGCATACCGACCTAGCCAATGGGTCTGCCGCTATGGCATTAGCTGCGTCTACCGCCGCCTGGTATAGGTCGTACCCAGCTCCTACGATGCTTCCGTGCTTCTGCGCTTGCTTGGCTGCATAGACTGCGTTTACAAAATCAAAATATTTTTTGTCTTGCTCAAACTGCGTAAAGGCTCCTACCACAATCTCGGAAGTTTTAGCGGACAACAGATTATGCCGCTGCCGTAATACGGTAGCCTCAAATCTATCTCGGCACTTGTCCATCTTTTCCGACACCTTCTCCAACTCTCTGCTAGCACGCTCCGGGGGTTCTTTGTGTATCGTCAGTTTGGCAGAGTATATGTCCGCAGAGTCAGCCGTGCCTAGAACGCTAATGTCTATGTTTCCTGATGTGAAAGTATTGTCCACCAACCGAGCCCCTGTCAGGCTAGCTATATCTCCAAAAAATTCATCTCGTTCCGATTGCCCAACATTAGGCACGCAGTTTATGCAAACCAGCGCACCCTTGTCTGCGTTTTTCTCCAGTGTTAGCTCAAATCCTGCTCCAAAGGCCGGCGCTAGCATTACTAACGGAATTCCGCCTTTGTTAGCGTATACCAATATGTTGGTAATGTCCTCAATCGCTAGCGGCACGCTAGACACCAAAATGTCTGGCCGGTCAAAGATTACCGGAACGCTACGACCAGTAAAAATAAACTTAGGCACCGTAGCGTTTATCACGATGCCGCTTATTTTGTTTACGAATGTATCCGCGGTATTTCCTCTCAGCACCGCTACCTTTCCTTCTGGCCCTGCGTGGCTTATGGCAGAGCATACTAAATCAGCGCTATCGGTTCCTAGGCTAGGAAATGCAGTCAGAACAACTTTGCGAATATCCTCAGAAGAACAAACTTTTGCCCTGCGCGCCAAACTCTGCAACACCAGTTCTGACACTGCCGATATGGCGTTCTGTATTTCTTTGAAGTGATGTCCGGCCGCGCTCAGCTTCTTAGCCTTAGCGCACAACTCAGTAAACAACAGCACCGCGGTGCCGGTGCCGCAGCCGTATCGCTCCCGGCAGATCCTGGCAGCTTCAGCTACAAACGAGCTATCGGAGTCTCTAAAGATATCGTTGTCGTGGGAATACATTAGAAATTCCGATAGCGTGGTGGATTGAACCCCACAGCTGTTGTGTTCAGCGTTCGTCAATATATTTCGTTTAGTCGGTCCGTACAACAAGGAAACCGATTGCTCTAACCCGGATAGCATCAGTTAGCCCCTTGCTGTTGTATATCTATGGCTCCGTTCAAAATGAATATACCCTCTGTCTTAGAATGAACGAAAGCTACTATGGCTTTTCTTACTACCTCCATATCCTTGGCTGCAAAGCCCTTGGCTTTCGTCAAAAACACAGAAGGACCATATAGCGTTATGGGCGTGTGGATTAAACTGACCCTGCGCCGAGACGGGAGCGATAGCTCCAGATCCTTAACTCGTAGCGCCATATCCTCCGACTTCATCTCCGGACGGTCTGCAATATGTTTTGACACTATACTGCGCACATACTCCAGGTCTTTAGTGGTTATGACATACTTGCTGTTTTTAGGAACTACCCGTAAAAAATGTAGCGTCTTCGGAAATATGTTTTCAAATTTCCGGTGAGAATGGGAATTTGACGGGCTTTCTGAGTTGTCTTCGTGTGTCATATAAGTACCAAGTCCTTCCGTTGTCTGAGCTGAACAAGTAAGGGTGCCGGCTGTGTACACACAGCGAATATGGTACCCCGCGTGAATCGACCGACTTCACTTCTTTATAGTCTCCCTTCTCCGGCTTGTTTATTGGCGACAATGTTCCGAATATGCCCAAAATCTCTAGGTAGCGAACAGCCTCAAGGTACAACTTGGGATCGCGACAATGCTTCAATAATAACTTGGCAGCTGATGCCGCTGCCGTGGCCGGGCGCATACTAACGCTGTTGGAACGCCTGGCTAGCTTTACCTCAGTAGATATATGGTTCAGCAGGCATTTACTGAAGATAGAATTACTTTTTATTTTTTCTTGAACCATATTTTTCGCTCTTCTTGTTCGTAGGTGTGCTCTTTGTTGTAGGAAACGCTGAAGTAATCAGCTTAACCAGCTCAGTGGCTTTAAGCGACTTTCCTGAAGATATGGTCATTTTAACGCCCAAATTCTTTTTCATTTTAATCCTCGATATAGTACCTGCAGCGGCTCTCACAGGGGAGAAAGAGCCGCTGCAGGAGGTTGGCTTAGGACACAGGATACGGCTCAGTTTGATTGTTGTTCTTGGGTTCAGGAGCCGTAACTATCAAACATTCCGTCATCAGTACAGTTCCAACTACAGACGCAGCATTCTGCAGAGCGGAACGGACAACCTTAGCAGGATCTACCACGCCTGACTTTATCAAGTCGCAGTATTCCATCTTGTCAGCGTCATAGCCATAGGTGGGCTCTGACGACTTTCTGACATCGCTGAGTATCACTGCGCCGTCGAGTCCGGCGTTGAATATCAGCTGCTTGAGAGGAGCAGACAGCGCCTTCTTCACGATGTTGATACCGATGGTCTCGTCCTCGTTGTCGCCCTTAACGCTGTCGAGTATCTTCTCACATCGGACCAGAGCAACACCACCGCCAGGAACCAGACCCTCTTCGATACCGGCTTTGGTAGCGTTCTTAGCATCTTCCACTTTGGATTTCTTGGCGCGCATTTCCGTCTCAGTAGCGGCGCCGACATAAATGACTGCAACACCGCCGGTCAGTTTGGCAAGACGCTCGTTGAGGTTATTGCGGTCATACTCGTTAGTGGCTTCTTTTGCCTGAGCACGGATCAGCCCGGCACGCTTCTCAATGTCTTCTTTCTTGCCATCTCCGTTAACAATGATGGTGCTGTCTTTATCTATGATGACACGCTCGGCGTGTCCGATCATATCGGCAGTCATTTTGACAAGGTTGAGACCTTTATCCGCAGACACAACTTTGGCGCCAACGACAGTGGCTAAGTCGACAAGAGCTTCCTTTTTGGCCTCGCCAAACCCAGGGGCTTTGATCGCTGCGCAGCGAATCTTGCCCTGTAGCTTGTTAACTACTGTGATAGCAAGGGCCTCGCCTTCCAAGCTGTCTACCACCAGCAGGAACGACTTGCCCAGCTTCACGATTTTTTCAAGGAAAGGCAGCATCTCTAGCTGTGCCTGGAAAACCTTAAGATCGCTGACGATGATCAGACAATCCTGAAGCACGCACTCCATTCGCTCGGCGTCCGTAACGAAATGAGGAGATAGGTATCCTCGGTCCAGCTTCATACCCTCAACCACTTCCACAGTGGTCTCGGAGCCTCTGCCTTCCTCCACAGATATCACACCCTCGTGCCCAACCTTCTCCATAGCATCGGCGATCATCTTGCCGATCTCGGGATCGTTGGACGATATGGTGGCAACCTGTGCGGTTTCCTCTTTGGTCTTGACTGGCTTGGCGATTTTCTTAATCTCTTCCGTGACAGCCACAACGGCTTTCTCTATGCCGCGTTTTACGAAAGTGGGATTAGCGCCAGAGGCGATTACCTTCATTCCCTCAGACAGAATGGAGTGGGCTAGAACTGTAGCCGTGGTGGTACCATCGCCAGAAACATCGTTGGTGCGCGCGGACACTTCCTTAAGCAGCTGTGCGCCGAGGTTCTCAAAAGGATCCTCTAAGTCGATTTCCCGTGCGATAGACACACCGTCGTCTATAACTATCGGTACGCCGTACTTTCTTTCCAGAATAACGCTACGGCCTTTCGGGCCTAACGACACGCGGACGGCCGCGGCAACTTTGTCCATACCGGCCTTGATACACGCCCGGGCCTCATCTGAGTATGCTATTTTCTTTGCCATTTGTTATTTGTTCTCCTGTGGTTTGGTAATGACTCCGGCGATGCGGCCGTAAGGTATGAGCTTGTACGCCATACCGTCTGCCTCTCTGCCTATCATAGGGTAGTCCGCCTGGGAGCGCATAAACAGGACAAAGTCTCCAGGCTGTATGCCCTGAGGGATTATCTGCCCGTTAGCAGACATAGCCCATTCGCCGGTGGCGATTACTTTGCCTTTAAGATACGCGTGGTCCATATTGGACATTCGGATAATTCCGTCTATCTCCGTGTCTTTCTCAGTCTCGTCCGTCAGGATAATAACGTTATCCCTGATAGGTCGAAAGCTGTTGCCAAGATTTTCTTCAGTTTCCCGCATGCAAACCTCCTGTGATTTTGAACTATACTTAATTGTATTAAATTTTACCAGCTGTGTCAACTACTTTTTCAAACGGGTTAAAAATCGTCTTACCGGTCTGTTTCTTAACCTCCTCTGCTAACTTTTCAAAATGCATTTCATAAATCTTGTACATCACATTGTATGTCAGGTTTTTGCCTTCGCAGTCAACTCTGTCTAGTGTTAGCAGCGTCTTAGTAGATTTGTCCTTCTGATCAACTATCTCACGAACACTACCCGAGATGTGATAGTGCTTATTGCCTAACCACATAGACTGATTAAGCTTAACTTCTTCCAGCTTAACCTCTGCCGGCTTCTTTTCTTCGCTCATTTGTTTCTCCTCTTAGATGCGGCGTATGCTGCTGCCTCGCAACACGAAAACATAATGTCCAAATATGCTTTGTCGTCGCGAAATTTGTTATTCACTAGAAAAACACACACTCCGTGATTTTCTGCTGTTCGGAAATACGCGCTGCGAAAACCTATCTCCCTGTTTACCGCGGCGACTCCCGCTAGGGCGTCGTCGACTGTCCAGGTGTCACAAGCTATTTTTATTCTCCAGGTACCTTCGTCATCTTTGGGACTTGTTAAGCAAAACTTAACCAGTTCCCCGTAGTACCGGCCGGTGCCCGATAATTCGGCTAATATCATTGCTATGCCGATATCTTTTTCGCCGTAGACACTAAATCTTGCAGCGCTAGGATATGCTTACTATCCTCCAGCATATAGCTGCTTGGCTTCATTGCAGACAGCTTAGAATACTTAGCAACAAGATCGTCGTCGGTGTCCTCCGTCATAGAATTCATATGGATTTTGAAATGAGTGAAAAACATAGCGTTAAGATATTCCCGGTACTTATCATCGGTTATCTCCAGCGCACGGCGTATTTGCGCAGCAGTCTCCGTGTAGCTTGGCATAAATATCAGCCCGGTCTCCATAACAAGCTGCTTGAACACTGTAGCGAACAACGGACAGTCCTCGCCGGCATCGTGCGCCTTTTTTAGCTCAAAAAATTTGTCCAGAAACTTTCCCCAGATCGCCTTCCTGGCTAGCTCGTTGGATATATTGTCCGACATACTAAAATCGCTCATTTTCCCTCCTGCTCGTAGCGTTTCATCCAGTCCTTAAACTTGTGCAGGTCGCAACCGCGAAGGCTCCCTATATCGCAACCGGTCTTGCTTTTTATGATATCGCGTATATCCTTTAACCTGTTGTACATAGATTCCTGCTCGTGCAGTATCATCTCTGCGTGCTCCATACGCTTGTTCATTTTGACATTAGCCCACTTGTTGTGGATGTGCTTCAGCTTTTTTAGCGCGGCTATGTCGGACTTGTAGGTCTCCACTTCCTTATCTAGGTGGAAAATAAAAGACAAAAGACCTTCTATGCGCAGATTAGCCGGCCGCATAGCCGCGTGCTTGATAACCTTCCATCCCTCAGGGTAGCGTATAAGTAGGCCAACCTTATCAGGTATCTCGTCTTTGTCGCACACCTTTGGGGCAACAGCAAAGAAAAATTGGTTGCACATAGGAAGATAGCCAGTCCACTTGTTGTGTCTCATGTCAGACATAAAGTCTACCCGGCTTGCCTTCACTTCGTAAATCTGAAAGCACTGCTTAGCATACGATTTGCGAATGCGCATCACATCTGGTATCTGGCTGTCCGGGCCCATAGTAGCAGGTCCGAACTTCGTCTCAGGAATGGCCATATATAAGTGATTACGCAAGTAGGCGGTAAGGTCCGCTACCAGACCTTTGTGCGTTGATAGGTCCAGCGGGGGCTTGTTGCAGAAGGTGGACACGCTATCGTCCTGGTGCTCTACGATTGCCATATAGCTAAAAGGTAGCTCCTGGCATTAGGTCGTACAGGTAATACTGTGGCTCTGTTGGGAACGCATACGAAATTGGTTTTATCTTATTCCATTTTCCTATGTTGGCAACACTAGGTACCTTCTTCATCCACGACGGGCTGAAGAACAATGGGTTAGGATGTATAACAGCAATATGGCCGTGCTCCGGCAGCTTAAGCACAGCGATGCATAGACGCTTTAGCATTGTGTAAGTAAACGCCTCCAGACCATCTATCCGGCGCCAGTACATTCTGCCCTTTGGCGTAATCATAAAATCGAAAATCTGGTTTGCCATCATTCCCTTGAAGCCGGAATACCCCACATAGTCAGTAGTGATCTGGTTGACTCCGAGGTTGCAATGCGTCTCGTATGGATTGCCAGTTTTGTCTAAGTCTGGCGGCCAGTCCTTCATTGCTTTTGCGCAGATTTCTTCAAAAGTCATTTTGCCCCCTTACACGCGCAACCAGATTTCTTTTCCAATAATCTCGTCATAAGCCAGATGTACACCCAGCCGGCCGCAAAAGGCATCCCCAGCCCAACCCCGAGCCCCAGAAAAACTAAGAACACCAGCACCAGCGTGTATCTCTTCATCTCGTCTACATACATTCTCATACCTTTATTAGCAGTATGCTCCATCAGCAACGGGAGCTTTATGAACCGGTTGAGCGTGTCTGTCAAACGAGTAAGGCTGGTCTTGGCAGTATCGGACAAGCTCGCAAATGAATTTCCAACCTTGTCCATTGGTTCTAAAATCTTGTCCGGGACATCAATCGTGATAGGCACATTCGCGGTTAACAAAGATTTTTTGGTATCCGTGCTAGCCGAGAAATCGTCAATGGCCTGGTTCACCTTTCCAACAGTCGAGCACCCGGCTAGAACAATCAAGCCAGTAAGGCACAAAAATCCTATAACAACCGAGATAGCTACTGTGTTAAATTTTCTTTCCGCTTTGGTCACGCTGCAACTCCTTTATCTGATGTTTTAGCTCAATGTTTTCCAGCTCTAGTTCGCGCGCCTCTTTTAGCAGAATGCCATAGTCTGCCTCAGTATGTAAGCACTCCTCCGCGTCTTTTAGTTTGTCTTCTAGACTAGCTACCTCGTCTTGCGCGCTATCTAATTCTCTGGCCAGCTCCCGGTAGCAGCTATAGCAGTAAACCTTGGTGCTATCAGCAATCTCCGTATCACACTCATTGCAGTGCTTGTCGCTCATACTTCTTGCCACTCTCCGTCTGGAATGTGCAGCTCAGAAACACCGTCGTCTGGGTCGATGTCCGAAGTTTCGAGTTCAAACAGTTTTACTATCTCAGAATTTTCATACGTGTTGCCGATTATCTCGCAGTTCTCAAAAAATTCGCTAGGCCAGTCTATGTGTTCCCACTGCGACCGGTCGCTAATTCTGCGCGCGTAGAACGAACAGCCGTCGAAACGAACAACAGCTGTCTCAGTCTGTGCATAGCCGTTCACTCTCTTAACAATATCTTCCTCATATATCCTGCGGTCATTTCTGTCATATAGCCCGATAAACTGCATCACGGGGCTCATACCAAGTGGAATGAAAATACCATTTGGAGTTCCCGGAGATAACGCCAGCGGCGTTATCTTCCTCAGGTCTATCATCTTTTTGTTTACCGCGTCCCACATCCTGAAATCTAGTTCTATCATTTTTTCTCCGAGTTCTTTTAGCTTACTGAATATCGTACAAAATTTTCCACCCTCTGTCAACTACTTTCGAAAAACAACGCTTGACACGCATCGGAAAATTTAGTAAGATGGTACCTGTTCGTCGTGCAGTCTGGTGAGTTTGTAGAAAATTATATAAAATTGTTAAATAAACCAGACGCACCATATGCGAGGGCCGATAGCTCTTAGTAAGCCAATATCGGGTTGCCCGGACTAGATTCGGAGCCGGCGGGTAAAGCCCACCCCCTCGCTCAACTTTGAAAATTTCAGTACGGGGCATAGCAGATCGCACGGCTATGCCTATCCATACCAGGTCGCAACAACCAGCAGTAGCAGCGCTGGCTACTTGTGGCAAATGGTTTAAACCCGGCAGTTTTACCGGTTTTAGGCCTGAGGGCCCCCAAATGGGTCGGATGGAGCGGGAGCAGGGTTAAAAGCCCAATCGAACACTCCCGGGGCGTATATACACGCTCAAAGCTCGCAGGAGCATAGAAACAGCTGGAACAGGTAAACTCCCCCACTACGGGGGCAAACCCGTCCCTCAGTTGAACCTCAGCTCACTGTGTGCAGTATACGATCAACTGGCAGATCCGGTCCGGAGAGGTAGCAACGCCTGTAGTGTGGAGCTCTTGCCGTGATAGCTCTCTCCCTGTCGCCATTGCCAGAACCAGTAAGTGCCCTGGTAGTCTTGGTTCCTATAGTTAACTATATAGATATCCATAGACTTTAACAAGTAATATGATAAAGACTTGTATTATAAAAATGCTTATATTACAATGTTTGTATTATATGTGTATAGAGGGGAGTTACCTACCACGGTTCCGCTTGAACGAATCAACAGAAGCTAGGTCCTACTCGGTCCGTGCCCAGGCTTGTTGGGCACGACCGTCCCAGCGTTAGCGAATTACCCGGTGCGTACGGAAGCTAACGGTGGCAGTAGGGAACGGAAGTTCGGAGGAGGGAAAACTACTCTAGAACGCCTGACCTATTGCCCGCCGGCCAATCTTATTGTGCGCAGCATCCCCCTCTCCACCTGGAAGAACTTCGCTCCGCCTCTATTTACATTTAATATATACATATATAGATATCAGTATATGTTAATATTATATGTTAGTATTAAATGCTTATATTACGAATATTTATATTTATATGTATACATTCATAATGTTTATATTAAATGTTAATATTTATATGTTTATATTTTAATGTAAGCATATAAATGAGTATATAGCGACGCTACCGAGTTTATCCTGGTTTATCATTTTTTGATAAGGTAGGGTAATCTCCCTATAACTGGATTTGTGGCACTACTGCCACAGCTGTCTCCTGTCTAAAAAAAAAATATTGACATCCTTGAGAAAATTTAGTACGATGTTGGTATGGCTAAAAAATCAACGAGCTTGTGCTTGAACTGTGCGATACAAACCCCGACGGCAGCGGACCTATCTTGCTTGATGTGGGACAAAAGAAATTTGGTCGAAACACCAAGGATCAGCTTGCTGCCGTTATGGATGGCAGGGCTGAACTGTCTGCGGAAAAAAAGGATAGGTTTATAGAAAAATACGACCTTAGACGGCCGGCTGCGGTCGCGTACGCTAACAGCCTTAAGGCTGCGTCAGACATACCTAACAAAAGAGGATCGCTGTGAAATACTGGTTTGAAGATGTGCCGTGGTGGCGATTATTATTGATAATGCCGATATGGTTTTTTATCATTCTTATCGGCGTTGTCTTTATATTTTTTGTGTCGTGGTTTTGCAGCGACCCATCTGACATAGAGGAACAGGAGAATTAATGAGATTACTACGGGAACTACCGGCAGAGCCAGGTAGCTTAAAGAAGTTAGGAGTGTTTATTTGCGGGGCGTGCGGGCACGAGGTTGTTGCTCAGCTCAGTTATGGGAAAGCCAAGACTTACTGCTCCAGGGAATGCAAAATAGACGCCGAGGCTACTATGTGGGGTCCTGGCCGGGTGGATACCTACGCGCTAGCGGAATATCCGGGGTCCAAAACCGGCGTACCGGAATACGACTATGACGGGGAGTTGATAGAAAAACCTAGTCGCGGACCTGGCTATTTCAACTATAGAGGAGACAAAGAAAAAGATACAATCAAATCTCCTAAAGCGACCAGGAGGGCTTCGTGAGTACTAGATACTCTAAGCAGGACGCGCTTGATATTTTTATCATCGTGTTCGTAGTTTTTGCGTTCATTGTTGGCGGCATAAAATTGCTGTACAAATAGGGGAAATCAATGGAAAAAATAATGATATTGTCGGAGTGCGAGAGTTGCGGCGGGACCGGTGTCTATGTTGGCTTTGCTGAGAAAGATGGTGCCGGAATGGTCTGCGCCACCTGCGATGGGTCTGGTTGCCATAAGATAGTTGTGAACTATGCGCCGTTCACAAAGCGTAAGCTAACCACAAAAGTAAAGCGGGTCTTCGCGCGCTCTTGCGGGTACTGCCACGCGGCCGAGACATACACCGGCAAAGATGGTAAAACAATTGAGTACAGCAAGGCCGGGGCTACATACAAGGAATGGCTAGATGGAAAGAAGCCATTGCCGGTGAAAGATTTGTACTGCCCGTATATGTGGACTAACCAGAACTGCCAATCAGCTGACCACCTGAAGTATGCGTGGTACAAAAAGCACTGCAGCAAGCACAACAACTGCTGCAACAAAATTACCGATTGCTCTATGTACGGTAGCAAGCACAAATGCTGGGAGACATACGGGGAGGACTGATGAATACCTTCTTGCCCTATCCTGACATCGTTGCATCAGCAATAGCGCTAGACAACCAACGCCTTGGAAAGCAGCGCATTGAGGCACTGCAGATCTACCGAGTCCTGACCGGAGAGTCAATCGCCTGGGCCCGGCACCCAGCTGTGAAGATGTGGAAAGGCAGCGAGGCATTCTTGCTAGAGTATTACAACGCTACCGTGTTTGAGTGGACACGCCGCGGGTTTAAGAACTCAATGCCGGTATACGCTGGCTACGATGCTCCTGCGCCTGAATGGTTTGGCGGGCCGATTCACGCCAATCACCGCGCGCGGCTGATAGCTAAAAACCCGGAGTTTTACGCCAAGTTCAGCTGGGCGGAATCCCCGACAGATATAAACTACTACCCGAGGACGGGGTGGTACAAAAACGGAAAGAAACTACTGGGGGTAAAGATATGAGATCCATATGCGTTTCACTTGAAACTGCTAAGGCGTTAAAGGCGGCTGGGTGGAGTAAGCCGACGGCGTTTGTCTATGAAGATTTGGGGCACAGGCAGCAGCTTCGGTTAGGCGCAATAAAAATGAACTACGGCGATTGCTACGCCCCCACCGCCGAGGAAGTCTTGCGCGAGTTGCCTTTTGGGTGGAAAGCAGGACAGTATAAATGTGCGGGCCACTATGTGAAATATCCTGCATCACATAGGCATATCCATTCACATACCGAGCATAACTGCCATAGTGGGGGTGCAGAACTAGCCGAATCCGCCGCCCAGATGTGGATTTGGTGTGTTGAAAATAAATATATTGAGGTGAAGCCATGAGCGACGAAGGTAATAAACGGTTTATGATTTGTACTATGGCTAAAGAATGTACCAATCAATGTCCAGGTAAAAATCCACATGAAGCCGGAGAATGCTGTCGTCCTAGACAATGTTGGATTGTGGAAACCTCAAAATATATCTATGCCGATTGTGTGCCCTGCGAGGGCGAGGAGACGAAATGACTAAGCCGAAGGTTGGGGAGATTTGGGAGGTACTTTTAGCTGGATGCAACTACGAGATACAAGGCCTCGTGCAGTTAATCGGTGGGTTTCCGTTTGGTGGAATAATTGTTCAAGTTATTGATTCTGAGGATTTGTCTAAATTGACCGAAGGACAGGTTCTACTTCACGAACACCTTATCCGCCGAGTACAGGAGGCAGAATGAAACTCACCAAGAACCAAGAGGGTATCTTGCTGCACACGTTAGGCTACGATTACGCGCCTGTTCCGTTCAGAAACTATTTTAACGCGGAGCCAGGACATGACGATATGTTAGATATCCTGTCGTTAGTATCTTTAGGTCTTATGCATGTATCCGGCAGCATAAACAAACCTGGGGATATGTTTTCATGCACCCCGCTAGGAAAAACTCTAGCGGCTAATCTCTACGAAGAGAAACGGCCAAAGCTCACGAGCAGTCAAAAGAGGTATATGATTTTTAGGAAGATAGCTGATGTGTACCCAGACCTAACTTTTGGAGAATTCCTAAAGCGGAGGCTGTATGCGCAGAATTAAACCAGCCCCGAAGGCCGGAGATATATATACCGTTAGGAACCCGCACTCCTACTGGCGGGGGCTGGTGCAGATTATTGAGTGGCCGGCGCTGTGGGGGTTCCCGGCGTTTGTTTTAGACGCCAACGGGCCGTACGAGCCCGATGTGGTTTGGTTTTTCAAGCACTGGCTAGGCAGGAAAGTAGACGAGGCGGAATATACCAAACAGGAGAAATAGATGAACGAGATAATTTACTCAGGCAGGCGGTGTCCTAGAGTCATACACCAGTCGGTGTCTAAGGTCGAGAAAGATGCTCATTATAACAAGTATACCGTGACAGAAAACGAGTATAAAGAGTGCGGCACCTGGTGCCCGTTTTGCTCCTGCAGCTACAAGCCAGAGCAGATAGTCAAACGGCACAATCAGCCAGACCACACGATAAAAGCATCCAACGAATTCACAATAACCTGTGGATTTCAGCGCGTGATGTTTTACGCTAAACCGGAGTGATAGGAGACAATATGCCAATCATAAAACATAACCTAATACCGGAGTGCCCTCATTGCAAAAGGCTAAAAAAGAAAAGCCTGGATTTGTTTATTACCCGTAATGCTCCGGAGAGACTAGCTATCAGGCAGAAAGCAATGCAGAAAATTACGAACGCACTAGTGAAACGCAATGCCCGGGTCGTTCCTGCGGGGATGCATACTCCGGAGGAAGCCATTACGATTGCTGTTTGTGGTTTGGCTATCTCTATGAAAATGGTTCCCAAAATCATAAAATCGTTAGATGAGCTGAACGGCGATACCTTATTTGTGAGAACGCTACCGACCTCGGATTTTGGTCAAACAGAGAATGACATACATTGCGAATTCCTGTGGTTGCAAGTAGCTGCGGCAAATAACGCCGATATCGTCGCGCGCGGATACACCGAAGGAGCTGCGGAGTTTGGAGATCTGCTAGTTGATTACTTAAAGCATAAACAGGAGACAAAATGAAATTACCTAAGATAAAAAATGATACGGAGTTTCGCAAAGTGTTTCTAAACACCTACTTGCCAGAAATCGCGGTTATGGCGCCTGGAACAGAGTATGTGTTGATTGACGATGTTGATATCCTGCCTTCCATATACCGGCATATCATTCCGGGGCTGGAAATCACTGAATCTATGTACGGTGAGTATATCAAGCCTGGCAATGTGTTTGACTCAGCTATAGAACGCATACGGATATGCCTAGGCCTGCTTAGCGCTCAGCAATTGGTGATGATTAATGATCACACTCCGACCATTACTACTTTTATAAACCCCGAGACAAAAACTGGAACGATAGTGGTAGAGTTTCGCTATCTCATTATCAACAAGGGTCAAGCTATCTCCGTACAGAAGTGTTGCCCTTGGGACGAGAGATAATATGGCAGACAACTTAGGGCTAGAGCTAGCAAACCAGGATCTTCAGCACCTGCAGCAAACCTTGGAATCTAAAAAATGGTGCCCGTTTGACCGGCTCAAAGCCCGGGTCCAGCAGGAGCAAATAGCTCACCCGGAGCCAGAGTGGTGGGCAGCGTATACAGGGAGGTTGTCATGTTTGTAGAATCACCAGAGCATCTGCGTGCAGTTATTAGAAAGCTCGACACTGAGCGAGCTATGGCGCGTACGTTTATGCGGAACCCTGAAGCGCACGCTCGGTTAGTTGTGGAGCACGACCGCCAGGTGCTAGAGTGTAGAAAGTTGTGGGAGCAGTGCCAGTCCGCCGATGAGATTGAGATAGTAGATACGGGGAGAAAATCCTGCTTATGAACATTGACTACGATGGCAAGACATACCGAGAAATATACTGGGCGCCCTATTCTGGAGTATCCTGCCGCCACTGCGGAGGAGATACTACCAATACCCACATCGTTCAGCTCTCCGACCCCGGCGGGCATATTTTCAAGTGCAAGACCTGCGGGAAGGATACAGTGATATTAGGGGAATACACTCACGATCACTGGCCGGAAGAAGTTCAGAAGTGCCGCAATGAGATGATAGCTAATGGGTTTACTATCGGCAAGTGGGAGATGGTCGGGTTTGTTATACATATGCCAGAAGGGCGCAAAGAAATAAAATTAGAGGAGACAAAATGAAAATTGTTAAGCAAAGTGTTAAGCTAGAGCAACCTATTTCTGGCCTCGATATTCTGAGAAGAATAGAGGCAGCGGGAAGAACCTGTTATCAAAGCGAGGCCTTAGACTCGCTGCCGTATGCGTTCGTGGAGAGGTTAATTCGCAGGGGTCACGAGAGTGTGCTAGAGCACGTTAGCATATCTGTAAGGGTTGTCACTGACCGAGGCGTGTCACACGAGATAGTCAGACACAGGATAGGATGTTCATACTCTCAAGAGAGCACTCGCTATTGTGCATACGGTGCTGGGATATCTGTAGTGTTCCCAGCTGGGCTATCAGACGAGAACGCGAAGCGCTGGACTACGGCTGTGCAGGTAGCAGAGAAGGCGTATACCTCTATGCTGCAGTCGGGCTGCTCCGCGCAGTTAGCCCGCAGCGTGTTGCCAACGTGCGTAAAGACCGAACTAGTAATAACGATGAACTTGCGCAGCTGGAGGCATTTCTTTAAGTTACGCTGTGCTCCGGCCGCGCATCCACAAATGCGGGAATTGGCTAGCATGATCTTGGACTTGTTTAGAAAAGAAATACCGATAGTGTTTGATGACGTTACCAACCCGCCGTACATCCGGCCGGTTGCAGACGGAACGGCGGTTGCCATTTAGGTATAATATGAAAAATAAAAAATGCGTATTTTGCAGGGATTGTGATTGGTTTCGAGTCTATGACTGTATGTATTTCTACGCGGAGCAATGCGAGCATCCTGATAACATTTATTATGTTAAGTCTGCTGTATCCTACCGAGAGCCGCCGATACAGGCTCAAAGATCGGAGCATCCTAAAATTAGGAATAAGTTTAACAACTGCAAGAACTTCAGAAAAAAGCCACCGAGTGTTAGCTGGTTGCATAGAGTCATTTCCAAAGTAAGGTCTTGGTGTCCAGGTAAGTGGACGCGGAAGAGCCGTAGCACAGGAGATGCTAAATGAAAAACCCAACCGGCAAAGACATTTGGAAGATGCGCAAGGGCGTGTACTGTGTCTATCCGCACGGAGACTATACCATCATAGACAATCCGCTATCCCTAACCTTAGATTTCCACTGGGCCGATCTCAATCTCGGTATCCATACATGCAAGTGCGTCGACTGGGAAGCACTATTCCGGGACCCAGTCAAAGCCCTCGCCCCATACAAGAACATCATAGAAGAGGTGTGGCGTGGCTGCAAGCATCCGTTTATGCAAGAGCTCCGGAACAAGATGCTCGGCCGCGGGACATCACCAGTACAGATAGAACTCGGCAATTTTTATAGGAGAGATAAAAAAATGATAGAAAAATTCTCAGAGGACATGCAGCGCCTTATGGACCGCGGCTGGACGAAGGCGAATGACGGTATAACAGAGCACGCTTTCTTGCAGCCTGACTCGTTGTGTTTTGTAGCGTACCGAGATGACTATAGTATTTCCCGGTGGTGCGTTTTTGCAAGCTGTCATGAATGGAATTCCGTTGACGGAGACGGAGGTTGGGGAGAGGTAAACCACAAAGACCTTGGCCTTTATGGTCCCTGGGACGAGGCATCGGATGGCTTCAACAAAGAAAACAATCCCGTAGACTAGGAGAATATATGCGCATACAAAAAGACAATGAAGATACCAGGTTTAACGCGTTTCAGATAGCCATAATGCTATTGATGGTTGTGTATAACTACTTGGTAGACACCCAGGTATATTTTAATTATATACCTCAGTGTTTCGGCCGCGGGTTCGGCGTGGTTCTGCTATCAGTGGAGCTAGACCGAGATACTGCCATTCTAGACATAACTATTTGCAACTGGCACCTGATGTTTGACTATAGCCAGATCGGATGCTATGATCAGGAGATACAATGATTATCAAACTCGGCGGGCCAAGAGGGTGGCAGGTAAAAAACCGGAAAGGCGACACATATGAGACAGCCGGCGATCCCACCGCTACTTACGATACGAACACTGGCAAGCTACTCGGGGCTAAGTTCAACTGTGTAGTTAAAGACGGTCAGTTGATTGATCGTGATGGCGTGCTATACGACAACGCCGCGGATTTTCTGGAGAGGTGGTCAAGATGAACACGCAAATACACCATGCGACTATTGGCGCCGATGATATAGGCCGCAAGTTCAAAGAGCGATATGCCCCGATTATGCTGTTCGTAGGAGAGAGCCACTCCCCGGATGGCGCGATGCTAACCTGGCAGACCTATAGCGCACACGTGTACACACTTAAAGACGACGCCGAGTTTTTAAACGCTAAGCTAGCCAATAAGGCGTTTAAGTGGTGTGAGGAACAGAAGGCTATCGCGTTCCTAGCCCTGTGGGATCTGCTATCCAGCAAGTTCAAGGTCCCTAAGGACAGGCAGCTATATATGTACGCTATGCCTTTCCTGGAGCTACACTGGTGCCCAGAACAGCGAGCGCATAAGCTCATAGCCTGGTTCAGGTACGCCATAGGACCAATACCTAAAAACGCCGGTCGCCAGATCCGATAAGGTAGCTGTATTGTAGCGCCATAGCCGTTATCCTGGCGGTCGCCACCCGTCCCCGAGTTGGGGGGCGGGTTTTTCATTGCTAGCGCGCGGAGGGAGGCTGAGACTAGGAGGGGGTGGCTAGGCTGAGGCTGGGAGGGGGTGG